AAATGCACAAAGGTGAGTATGGCCTGGACTGAAGCCACCATCGGGCACACGCTGGCGAGAAACACCTTCAAGGCCGGCCTGGTGCTGGTGCCGAACACGTCATGGACTGGCCACGAGTGCGACCTGCTCGTGCTCACCGAGCGCCTGTTCATCGTCGACATCGAGGCGAAGATCAGCCGCGCCGACTTTCGCGCCGATGCGAAGAAGGACAAGTGGTGGCACCGCGACTTCTGGCGATACGGTCTGGCCGAGCCACCGCGTGTGCACCGCGACTGGCCGCCGAAGGTCTGGAAGCACTACTACGCGATGCCCAGGGCCATCTGGCGCCCCGACATGTTCGACATGGCGGCGTCGCCGGCTTCGGGGATCATCCTGCTCGGCGACGATCGCACGCCTGATGCCTTCTCGGCCGAGGTCGTGCGCCGCGCGAAGCCGAACCCTAGCGCCGAGCCGTGCACACCGCGCCAGGTGCAAGAGATCGCGCGGTTGGCCAGCCTGCGCATGTGGGATGCCCTGCGCGCCCGCGATCAAGCCATGGACGCCCGCGGCGCCAGTTCGTGAGCGAACAGCCCTTCCTCTTCAGCGATGGCCCATGGGTGCAGGTCTGGGATGGCAACTCGACAGCTGCTGCCATTTACGACCGGCACTACTCGCGCAATCCGAAGTCGCGCGGCGACCCGCGCATCGCCGGCCCAGGCGAGAAGATCGTGTTGCTCACGCCGTGCGCGCGCGCACTCTTCGTGTGGCGCAAGTTCATAAGCAAAGACCAGCAAGACGGAGTGAACTGCGCCATCTTTCGCAACGAAGGCGCCGGCCTGTCAAGCGATCTCATCCGTGCCGCCATGACAATCGGCTGGGCTCGATGGCCTGGCGTGCGCTTCTACACCTATGTGAACCCGCGCCGCGTGGCTAGCGCCAACCCTGGCTTTTGCTTCATGGCGGCCGGCTGGCGGCGTTGCGGTGTCACCAAGACGCGCAAGCTTTTGGTGTTCGAGGCCACGCCGTGACCTGCCATAAGCCTTTCACCCTACTTGCAGTTTCTGCCGCACCACGGCAATCTGCGCTTCCCGGCTGGCTAGGAGGCATCCGAAGGGCGGCTCGTCACCGCTGCCAGCCGGGATTCACTGCGACGACCTCTGACGAAGGGAACCCGTGCCAACACGAATGATCCGCGAGGGCCTGCTCGACAGCGAGAAGGTGCTCAGCGTGCCCGCCGACGCCCGATGGCTGTTCGTGGCCATCCAGCTGACGGCCGACGACCTCGGCTTGTTCGAGGCCACAGAATTCAGGCTGCACCGAAAAGCCGCTTTGCCTCGCGAGCACGTCGGCAAGCTCCTGGCCATGCTCGCCGACGTCGATCTCGTCAGGCTCTACGAAGCCGGTGGGCGCACCCTCGGCTTCATCCCGAAGTTCGGCCAGCGGCTGCGCATCAAGTCGGTCAAATACCCGATGCCACCCCGCGCTTTGGTTGCCGACGACGAAGACGCACTCAATAAAATCAAGCACTTAGGCATAGAAATGCCCGACACGCGCCCGTCATTGCACAGACAACGTCTGTCTGAATCGGAATCGGAATCGGAAGCGGAACTTGAAAAGAGCAATACCGTTTCGCCAGCCGCAGCGAAAAAGCAGGCGGCAAAGCCCGAAGTCCTGGGAAAACCCTTACCAGCAGCCAAAGCCCCGGCGGCTGCGCCGAAAGGGCCTCGTGCGGCAAAGCCGCCCGACGAACCCACGCCGGGCTCCCTGGTCTTCGATGCCTACAAGCTGGCGTACCGCAAGCGCTACAAGGCCGACCCGGTGCGCAACCAGAAGGTCAACAGCCAGTGCAAGCAGCTGGCCGAGCGCCTAGGCATCGAAGCCGCACCGCAGGTCGCCGCGTTCTTCGTCGCCCACAACGGCAACCTCTACAAGGCCAGCGGCCACGCCACGGATCTGCTGCTGCGCGACGCCGAAAGCCTGCACACGCAGTGGGTGACGAACACGCCGCTGGCCGACAGAACGCAAACCGCCCAGCAGGTGAACGAAGCCGCGAAGGCCTCCAAGCTCGCCGGCATGACAGGCGGCAGGCTAGGAAACCCGGCCATCGGCCAGACCATCGACATGGAGACACCCAATGCAAACCGACCTCTCCTGGGTTGAAGAACTGCACGCCCGCCTCGCCGTGCGCTACGGCGACAAGTGGTCGAAGATGTGGGAAGGCTTCAGCCTCGACGACATGGCAGTCGTTCGCCAGGACTGGGCCAACGTGCTGCACAACTGCACCACCGGCGGCCTGCTGTTCGCGCTCGACAACCTGCCCGTCAGCTGGCCACCGACTGCCGGCGAGTTCCTCGAAATCGTCAGGCGCAAGCCCGTGGCCAATGAAGCCCAGCAGGCCATCGCCGGGCCACGGCTGACACCGGCCGAACAGCAGGCCGAGCTTGAGCGCCTGAACACCACGCGCGAAGCCTTCGAGCAGCGCGACCCGAGTTCGTCATGGATTGCCGACCTGCAGGCGCGCCAGGCACGCGGCGAGCGTCTGACGATCACGCAGCGCGACATGCTGCGCGCAGCTCTGCCGAGATACCGCGCAGCCACGGCGCCGCCCATGCCCAACGACTTCAAGGGCGTGGCAGCGGCGAATATGCCGGCAGCCATGCGACCCGATGCCAACGAACCCCCACCCACCCCGTACGAAGGAGAACGTCTGTGAACTGCAAACCCCGACAACTCGCGATGGTGACGCGCAACACCGAAGGGCATCCCTGCATTGCCAAGGATCTTGGCAGGCCCGTGATGACCGTCCAGTTGCAAAACCTGATGACATGGCGCGGCCTCATGCCGATGTGGGTTGTCGAAGGCTACCCGCGGCTATGCCCGTACTGCGGTGGCATCGCACTCGGATTTCTCGACGCCGACCTGACGCCCATCGAACCGCTGAGCGACAACGACGTGCTGCGTGAGGCGCAAGACAACATGGCGGCGCTCACGTCGCCAGCCGAGGCCAAGAAGTCAGCCGAGGCAGCCATGCGCAGCACGAGGTTTGCGCGATGAAAGCCAACCAGCACGCGCTTTCGTTTCGCCTCACCGTGTTCTTCTGCGTGAACCCGCTGGCCATGCTGACGACGGCCGAGATCGCCGAACTCTTCGACGTCAATGTGCTGCGCGTGCCCGACATAATCCGTGGTGCCGTGGCGAACGAACTCTTCATCTGCCGCAGCACGTTGAAGACGCACACAGCTGGCCGGCCACCGAACATCTACGGCGCCGGGCCGAAGCTCTTGCGCATGATCGTTGCCGCCGATGGCTACGTGGCACGCGAGCGACGGCTGAGCAAAGACGAGGTCGCCATCCAAGCGCTGACGGCTGAAATTCTCGACGGTGGCAAGCCATGAGCGCGGCCGTGATCCACCTGGGTTTCGATCCCGGCACATCTGGCGCCGTGGCCATGCTGACGCCGGCACCCGACTGGCGCTGCGAACCCCGGGATCTGCCGATCTACACCACCAAGGGCAGGCTGCGCGAGGTCAAGCACGTCGACGCCGCCAAGCTCGAGTTGATGCTTCACGGCATGCTCGCCGCCTACGCCGAACGGATCCGCACTGGCGCCGTCAAGGTCGAAGCCACGATCGAGGATGTCTTCACCATCCCTGGCATGGGCACGAGCTCGCACAGCAGCGACAGCCTCGTCGAAAGCCGGGTGACCTGCGAGAACGTGTGCCGCATGCTTGGCATAGCCGTCGAGCGCGTCAGGCCTCAGACTTGGCAGCGGTTCTACGGTCTCAAGGGTGGCGACAAGCGGCTCAGCGTGGGCACTGCCGATCGCCTCTACCCGGCGGCCGGCCTCAAGCTGGTAAAGCATCACAACCTCGCAGAGGCGGTACTCATCGCTCATTGGGCGCGCAGAATGAAGGCATGAGGCGAAACTCAGGTCGGCGACGCGACATCGTACAAACCCTTGGCCCCGTCAACGCGGTGAGCTGTGGCGGCAAGCGCTGCTACTCGACGTGGACGGAAGCCAACAGTGAGGCTACTCACGCGCGCCGGCGCACCGAATCCATCCTCAAGCCCTACCGTTGCCAGCACTGCCACACATGGCATGTCGGAGCGGATATGCGCAAACGCTGATGCCTGCGCTGCTCGACGGCCGCGAGGTGCCAGCCGACTCCCCGGAATGGCGCGATCTATGCCTTGCTCGCTACGTTCTGGCGCTGCCTGAGAAAAGCCAGCGCACCGATTTTCTCGAAGATTTGCGACGCCTACACGGCGAAAAAGGCTGTCAATCCATCGAAACGCTCGTGATTGCGCTTTTTCGTGGAAAAAATACGGGCAGCCGTTCGCAGTAGCATCACAGCCTGCGATTCAGAAATTTTCAGGCGGTTCACCTATGGCAACACGTGCGAAGGCGTCAGGCGGAAAAGCGAAACCTATAAGGGTTCCCACTGATAATTTCCGGGTTTCAGGGCTTGGCGCCCTGTTTTCGGCTCGGGCCATCGCTTCCCTCATCCCTTACGCCCGCAACTCGCGCACGCACAGCCAGGCGCAGGTGCGGCAGATCGCCGCGCTGATCGACGAGTTCGGCTTCACAAACCCGGTGCTGGCCGATCAGGCGGGCAACATCCACGCCGGCCACGGCCGCGTGCTCGGCGCCGAGTTGCTCTACAGCCAGGGCAAGACGGTGCGGCTGCCCGGCGGCCAGGTGCTCGACGCCGGCACGATTCCCGTGCTCGACTGCACGGGGTGGAGCGAAGCGCAGCGCCGCGCCTACGTGATCGCCGACAACCGCGCGGCCCTCAATGCCGGCTGGGATGCCGAACTGCTGGGTGCCGAGCTCACCGCGCTCAAGGCAGAAGCCTTCGACCTTGGCCTGCTGGGATTCGACGACGGCGAACTCGGCCTGCTGCTGGGTGGCGAGGCGAAGACCCGCGCCAGGAAGCCGCCCGACGAGATCCCCGACCCTGGGCCCGCCGTCACGCGCCCGGGCGACATTTGGATCTGCGGCGACCACCGCGTGATGTGCGGCGACTCGATCGTGGCCGCCGATGTCGAGCGGCTGCTGGCAGGCGAGGCGAACGCCGCGCTTCTGCACGCCGACCCGCCCTACGGCATGGGCAAGGAAGGCGATGGCGTCGAGAACGACAACCTGTACGCCGCCAAGCTCGATCGCTTCCAGATGTCGTGGTGGCAGACCTGGCGCCCATTCGTGGCCAACAACGGCAGCGCCTACATTTGGGGAAACGCCGACGACCTGTGGCGTCTCTGGCACGCCGGCGGCCTGAAGGCGAGCGAGCGCGTGACGATGCGCAACGAAATCGTGTGGGACAAAGACACGGGCATGGGCATGAATTCGGAGACGCACCGCCAGTTCGCCACGGCGACCGAGCGCTGCCTCTTCTTCATGCTGGGCGAGCAGGGCTTCGGCAATGTCAACAAGGCTGACTTCTGGGAAGGCTTCGAGGTCATCCGTGCCCACCTTGAAGAGCAGGTGAAGGCGGCCGGGTTCGACAGCAAAGACGTACTGCGCCTGTGTGGCGTTCACATGTACGGCCATTGGTTCACGAAGTCGCAGTGGACGATGATTCCCGAGAAGCACTACATGACGCTCAAGGCAGCCGCCCAGGGCAAAGCCTTCAACCGGCCGTACAACGAAATCCGCCAGCTCTACGACGGCGGCACGGCCAGCGGTGGCCATCTGGCTGCCAAGCAGGAGTTCTACGGCACGCGCGCCTACTTCGAAAACACCCACGAAAACATGCGCGACGTGTGGAACTTCCCGCGTGTGCAGGGCGAAGACAGGCATGGCCACGCCACGCCAAAGCCGGTGGCCATGATCGAGCGCTGCGTGAAGTCGAGCGCACCCGTGGGTGCCGCCGTGCTCGAGCCGTTTTGCGGCACCGGCACGACGCTGATCGCTTGTGAGCTCAATGGCCGCAGCTGTCGCACCATGGAACTGACGCCAGCCTACGTCGACACCACGGTGCGGCGCTGGCAGGGCATGAGCGGCGGCAAAGCAGTACTCGAAGCGACTGGCCAGACCTTCGATGACGTGCAGAAAGAACGCGCGCTGGCCGGCGAACCTTTGGAGGCCTGACGCCATGGTGACACCAGCCACCGGCCGGCCACGCGGCCGCCCGAAGTTCAAGCCCACTGCCGAGCAGATGGCGGCCGTTCAAGTGCTCGTGGCCTGCGGCTTCAACCAAGAGGACATTGCAGCGCAGATCATCAACCCCGAGACGGGCGAGCCGCTGTCTTCGCGCACCATGCGCAAGTCGATGCGCGCTGCACTTGATGGTGGCAAGGCCGGTGCCAATGCGCTCGTCGCCAAGTCGCTTTTCAAGAAGGCTACGGGAAGCGGCCCGCAAGCCGTCAGCGCTGCGATCTTCTGGCTTAAATGCCAAGCCGGCTGGAAAGAGGCGGCGCAGTCGATCGAACTCAGCGGCCCGCAAGGCGCGCCTATCGTGGTCGCCGACGCCGCGGATCTCTCGAAGCTCAGCACCAACGATCTCATCAACCTCGAGGCGGTGTTGCTCAAGCTCCAACCGCCGGTGCCCGGCCAACCCGACACCTACGCGCCACCCGACGAGGCAACGTGAGCGCCGTGCGCATCCCTACGAGCCTCGCCGAGGTTCAGAAGGAACTCAGCCGGCGCAGCTTCCACCATTTCTTCCGGCACTTCGCGTGGCCGGCGCTGCTGCCCAACGTCGTCTTCGTCGACAACTGGCACATCCACGCGATCTGCGAGCACCTTGAGGCGGTGAAGCGGCGCGAGATCCGCAAGCTCGTCATCAACATGCCGTTCCGCCAGCTGAAGTCGACGCTGGTATCGCAGGCCTTTATGGCATGGGACTGGATTGACGACCCGAGCACGCAATACCTCACGGCGAGCTACGCCAAGGATCTGGCTACCCGTGACGCCGTGGCCAGCCGCACCATCGTCGAGTCGCCGCGGTACCGCCAGGCGTTCGGCGACGCCTTCCGCATGGCCAGCGACCAGAACGTCAAGACGCGCTACGAGAACGACAAGGGCGGCGGCCGCGTCACCACGTCGACAGACGCCAGCGCCACGGGTTTCGGCGGCAACGTGCGCATCGTCGACGACCCGGTGAACCCACGGCATGCCGATAGCCCGGCGCACGTACAGGCTGGCGTCGAATGGTGGAAGGGCGTCATCAGCACGCGCGCGAACGACCCGATGCGCGACGTCATCATGCTGGTGCAGCAGCGCCTGAACGAGAACGACACCACCGGCCACGTGCTGAAGAACGAGCGCGGCTGGGAACACCTCGTGCTGCCCATGCGCTACGAGCCGAAGTTCGCCGCCAAGCCGACGAGCATCGGCTGGAAAGACCCGCGCACCGTCGAGGGCGAACTCATGATGCCGGCGCGCCTCGACGACGCCACGGTGGTCGACATCGAAAAGGCGATCGGCAGCTACCACACCAACGCCCAACTGCAGCAGCGACCGGAACCCCGCGGCGGCATCATCTTCCAGCGCAGCCACTACCGGTTCTGGAAGGCGCTGCCCGAGCTCGACGAGGTGGTGATCAGCGTCGACTGCACCTTCAAGGCGCTGCAGACCAGCGACTTCGTGGCCATCCAGGCGTGGGGCAACCGCGGCGCGAACAAATACCTGCTCAAGCGCGTCAAGGAGCGCATGACGTTCGCCGGCACCTGCGACGCAGTGCGCAGCATGCACGCCCTGTTCGAAAATGAGTGCATCGCCGTTCTCATCGAGGACAAAGCCAACGGGTCGGCGGTGATCGAAACCCTGACGGGTTCGGTTCCCGGCGTGATCGCCGTCAACCCGGATGGTGGAAAAGCGGCGCGCGCCTACGCCATGCAGCCCGAGCACGAGGCCGGCAACATCTGGCTACCAGACCCCGAGGTCGACGCCACTATCGAAACCTTCGTGAGCGCGTCGTCGAGCTTCACCGGTGCCGAGGGTGGGGATGACGACGAGGTGGACGCAATGACACAATACGTAAATTGGCGCCGGGTAAGGGATAAGAGCAACGGCCTGTCCGACCTGCTGCGCGCTCAGGCTGAAGCCATGGAAGCCGCCCGCAAAGCCGCGTAGACGTTTCACGTGAAACCGGAGAAGCCGATGATCGACCTCGACAAAGTGATGCCACAGATGACCCAGGCCGTCGGCAATCACTACGTCTACGGCACGGCAGCCGGCATCGTGGGCGTCGTCGGCGCCTGCGTCTTCCACCGGCCCGACCTGGCTCCGCATGCCGGCTTCGGTCTGGGTTGCCTGGCAGCTGGCTTCAAGGAAGGCACCGACGCGCTGTTCAACTGGCTGCAGGTGCGCAAGGGCGAGGCGCCCACCCACGGCGTGCAGTTGACGCATGCCCTGGCCACGGTTGCCGGGGGTACCGTCGTCGCCGCGGCAGCACTTGCCATCAACCTCAGCAGGATCACGCCATGAGCGAAATCAGCGACCTCATCAAAGCGCAGCGTGGTCAGGGCGTTGTCATGACGCCGCAAGGTGAGTTCCACGAGAAGCTCGTGGCTGCCGTCGCCTTCGTGGCGGCATGCGGCGTGCCCGACCTGCTGGCAAAGAGCGGCGAAGAGCAGCCACGCGACGACGACGGACGGTTCGCTTCTGGTGGTGGCGGATCAAAGCAAGAAAGCCTGTCGCCAAGACAAGCCGCCCTCCGAGAATCAGGCAGCTCGCGCTATGCTGGCCGCACGAACCCGCCTGTCGGCACCGAGGGCCATGGCAAGAGCGGCGCGACACTCACGCCCGTCGGTGGCACAGGTGCACAGTTGACTGACAAAGCCAATGCTGCATCGCGCAAGGCCTCAAAAATCGGCGCCGACAACAAGGGGGCTCTTCACGACACTGCCGCCACCGCCCATGCGCTCGCAGCCACGCAAAACGCGAGCGAAGGAAACCGGGTCGCAGCTGAAACGCACCACAGCATGTCGATTTACCACCAGTCGCAGGCGCGACTGCATGGGGGTTGACCATGGCTGACACGGGCACCGGCGGCCGCGAATCCATGGGCACCAACGTCGAGCCGACGCTCGTGCAGCGCCTCGTGGCCGGCCTGCGCTATGCCGTGCAGGGCGTCGGCCCGGACAATTGGTTCGGGCCAATGAACCCGCTGGTGCCGCAGGCTCAGGATCGCACCGAAGGCCGGCAGTTCGATTACCCCGTCGGCTACAACCTGCGGATTCAGCCGCGCAGCGGCGAGAACATCAGCTTCGGCACGCTGCGTGCCCTCGCCGACGGCTACGACCTGCTGCGCCTCGTCATTGAGACACGCAAGGATCAGTTGGAAGCCTTCGACTGGGAGATCGTGCCGAAGCGCAAGGAATCCAATGCCGATGCCATGGCCGACGACATCAAGGAGGTCACCGACTTCCTGCAATCGCCCGACAAGGAGCACGACTGGCCGCAATGGCTGCGCATGCAGCTCGAAGACCTGCTGGTTATCGACGCCGTGACGATCTACCCACGGCTGAACCGCGGCGGCGGCCTCTACGCTTTCGAGCTCATCGACGCCGCCACGATCAAGCGCGTCATCGACGAAGGCGGCCGCACGCCGCTGCCGCCCAGCCCGGCCTATCAGCAGGTGCTCAAGGGAATACCCGCAGCCGACTACAGCCGCGACCAGCTGGTCTACCGCATGCGCAACCCGCGCACGAACCGCATCTACGGCATGAGCCCGGTCGAGCAGGTGCTGATGACGGTCAACATCGCCATGCGTCGCCAGATGTCGCAGCTCGACGCCTACACGCAGGGCAATATCCCCGAGGCCATCGCCCAGATGCCTGAAAACTGGACGGCCAAGCAGATCAGCGAATTTCAGGGCTGGTGGGACGCCGTTCTGGAAGGCAACAGCGCTGCCAAGCGCAAGATGCGCTTCATCCCCAGCCTGAAGGACATCAAGTTCCCCAAGGAGCAGGTGCTGAAGGACGAATACGACGAGTGGCTGGCGCGCATCGTGTGCTTTGCCTTCTCGGTCAGCCCGTCGGCACTCATCAAGCAGGTCAACCGGGCCAGCGGTGAACAGATGGCCGACACGGCGAAAGAAGAAGGCCTGATGCCGCTGCTGCGCTTCATGGAGTCGCATATGTCGACGCTGATTCAGCGCTTCTTGAAGAAGCCCGGCCTGCGCTTCCAGTTCAAGATCGTCAACCGCGTGGCGCCGCTCGATCAAGCCGGCATCCACAAGATTTACGGCGACATGGAAGTCTTGACGCCCGACGAGATCCGCGAAGAGTTGGATCGCGACGCCCTCACACCCGAGCAGCGCGAGGAAGCCTGGCCGACGCCAGTCGCCCCGGGCTTCAACCCAGACGGCACGCCGATTCTTCCGAAGGGTGCGCCCGGCCAGCCTGTGCCGGCAGCACCTGGCGGCGGCGCACCTGCTGCCGGCGAGGGAAAACCCCCGGCAGTCGCCAAGCCGCCGGCCGAGCCACCAAAGCCAGCCGGGCCGACTGAAGCCGAGAAGATGCTGGCTCAAGCCCTGGCCATGCTCGACCCCGAGCGCATCGCCAAGATCGCCACCGATGCCATCCGCGCCCAGCCCGCGCAAGTCGTCGAACTGCGCCCCGAGGTCAACGTCGAGGTCGGCGACACCACGGTGCACGCGCCGGCACCGCGCATGGAAGGCATGGAGAAGCTCTTCCGCGACCAGACGCTCGCAAAGAAAGTGCTCGTCGGTCGCCGCATGGCCGACGGCTCGATGGAAGCCAAATGGAAGGACGCCCCATGATTCTCGACACCACCCGCGGCCCCGTTCTCGCAGCCCTGCTCGAAAAGCGCGAGACGACGCGCGAGATCCCGGCCGGCCAGTTGACGACCGTTGAATACCTGCTCGACGGCGAGGTCGTGAAGTGCGATCAGACCGTGAAGGTTTCCGAAGCTGCCATGGAAGGCTTCGGATCGGCTCAAATCTAGCCCACCCATCACCCCCTCACAGGAGAACGCAATGAATGCACTCACGATCACCGCCGGCCCGATGTCACCCGCCCTGCAGCTGCCTCGCAGTCTGCGCCGCCTGAAGACGCTGCTCGAGCCGCTCTTCATGGCCATCACCACGGCAATGTGCACGAGCTACAAGGTCGAGCTCATGACGGCCACGCACAACCACGCCGTCGGCGGCAGCAACTTCAAGCTGGCGCTGTTCGACAGCACGGCCACGATGGATGCCACGACCACCACGTACAGCGGTGCCAACGAAGTGGCGAACGGCAGCGGCTACACCACCGGCGGCAAGGCGCTGACGAACTCGGCGCCAACCTCAAGCGGCACGACGGCGTACACCACGTTCACCGACTTGGTCTGGACGGCCAGCACGTTCACCACGCGTGGCGCGCAAATCTTCAACAACAGCGCAGCCAACAAGTCGGTCGGCGTGTTCGACTTCGGCGCCAACATCAGCGTGTCGGCCGGCAACCTCACCGTGCAGTTCCCGACAGCCAATGCAACGGCTGCCGTGCTGCGCCTGGCTTGACAGCCATGAAAACAGACGTCGTCAACGGCATCATCCTGCTGGTTTGCGCCCTTGTATTGGCAGCGTCGGCGCATGCTCAGTCGGGGGGCGGCCAGCCAGGTGACCCGCCGGTGAACGTCGCCGGCTCGGTATGCAATCCAGTTGGTGCACTGGCGAAAGCAAGAGATGCGGGCATCGGCCCGTCGCTGTCAGGTCTGTGGTTCTCCCATTGGTGCAAAGCCGCCGACGGCAAATATGGACTCAACATCGGGGTCGTCGCCTCATCCGATATCGCGAGCTTCCCCGGCATGGCTCACGACTGGATGGTGGCTATCAACGGCGGCAGTGGTTACGACGCCGTGATGGCGGCATACCGCGACAAATACGCAGCGCAGACAGGCGACCCGTACGCACCGAAGTTCAAGGCCATCTGGTATCCGTCGCTGGCTGCCATCATGGCGGCAAAGCCAGCCGATGAGACTCCGCCCGTCGTAACGCCGCCTGTTGCCGCCTATGTGGTGCAGAGCAACGGCAGTCTTGGCGGTATTCCGCGGGCTACGCGGCCGGCCTACCCATTCGCATCCGGCGTGCGATCGACCGTGCAAAAAGGGACGGCGCTTGTCGGCCAGCCATGCTTTCCAGACGTCGCTCTCAGCGCTGAAACCGGCGGCAAATACATGGCCTACGGCCCGGCGCAGGCTGCGACATCTGTGGCGCTGTGCGCGCTCAAGTAAATCATGGTCGCTTTCTCATCGGTGACGCCGCCGATCAGTTGGAGGCTCAGCAAGATTTCAAGCGCAAGCTCATGCACTGCAGGGCTGATGAAAAGCGCAAGGCACTGAAGGCCCGCCACAAGAAGTTGATGCGCCACGGCTTCGATGAATTCGTGGCCAATGTAGTCGAACAATGCCACGCTCTTGGGCGTTGGCCGAGGGCCTGAAATGTCTGTTCTGCTGACGATTTCTTCCCAAGCCGTTGCAAGCGGCGCCACGCTGGCCACGGGCTGGGTTACCGTTCCCCCCGCGTGGCTGCACGTCGTCGTCAACATAGACGGTACGCTATGGCCGGCTGGAACCGTGCTTGATGGCCACGCCGACATTTCAGAAGATGGTGGCAACAGTTTCCACCAGTACGGCGCGATTCACGTCGCCAAGCCGTTTCTCATCGGCGGATGGTGCTCATGCGTGCTGCCGCCTTTCCCACTGAATGCCAACGCCAGTCGACGCATTCGGGCTTTCGTGGCGTGTTCGGCTGGGCCTGGTTTTAATCTTCTCGGCAACATCAGCGACGCGCTGCATTGAACTATGAGCGGCTACCTGTCCCTTGTCTCAGCAACGGCGCCTTCTGGCAGCTACAACCTGACGGCGCTGGGCCAAGACGACTGGCGGGCTATCGACGCCTCACAGGTAGACAACCACAAGTCGGGCGGCGCCAACCGCATTCAAGTGCCAACCAACGTAGGGGGCGCGAGCTCGCTGGCCTCGACGCTCCACAACTGGAGCGATGGCACACCGACGGCCTCGCAGAGCAACGACAACCAGGGGTACTACAGCTACAACAACAGCGCGCCGTTGATGAGGCAACCCATCCTCACTCGCACGACCGTGGATGACTATTACCTGCTTGTCGGCGGCGGCACGGACACGCGTTGGGCTATCTCGCTCAGCGATGCGAGCGCATCACCCATCAATGGCACGTTCGGATCCGCTGGCGATGTGCTGCTGCACATTCAGGCGGCGTCGGCCACAGCGAATCAGACGCTCAACGTAGACGTCGACGGGATTTCCAACTACGCATACATCGACTCGTGCTGGTTGGTGAATGGTGTCGGAGACCTCACGGTTTTACTCGCCAGCGCGCAGGCCACGGGCGCAGTTTCTGCGCTCACGATGAACTACCCACAGCAGGTGCTTGAACCTGTTTCTGATATCACCGCAGCCAATTGGGTGCCGTCTACGGGCGCGTCTCTCTACGCCATGATTGACGAAGCCGCACCAGACGACAGCGATTACATCTACAACCTTGGCATCGTCGGCAGCGAATGTGCGGTTGGTTTGTCGGCTGGAAATGCGCCGGCTTCGAATGTCGGCAACGTGGTGACGTATCGAATCAAGGGCGACGGCAGCAGCTCGCTCACCGTGACGCTCAAAGAAACCACGACGACAATCGCGACGTGGACGCATTCGCCGTCGCCGACGAACTACACGACGTACGTGCAGGAACTCAGCACAGCGCAGGTCGCCTCAATCGGAAACTTTTCCAACCTGCGCCTCTACTTTGGAGCAACACCATGAGCCACACCCATTCTCAGCGTCTCGAATCCTGGCTCGGTGCGGCCGCTGTCAAGCGCCTGTCGGATTCAATGCGCACGTTCTACCATCCGATCGCGCTGCATGGTGTCCCCGGCGCCGTCTATGCCATGCCGGGCGGCGACTTCTGCGGCGAGATCCGCGCCGGCAGCGAAGTCTCGGCTGTTGATCGAGCCGTCGACAGCATGCGTCGCGAAGATCGGGCGCGCCGGGCCCAGGTATCACTGCACAAAATCTCGGCATCGCACGTGCTGCGCTCACGTCTTGATCGGCGCCAGCACGCCTTCGCCAGCATGTCGGCGCTCATCGCTGCCGGCACGGGCGGAAAAGCGCAATCGCTGATGTACAACAAAGCCGGCGTGGCATCGAATGCCATCGGCAACTGCATCGACCTGTGGACATTGGGTAACTTCCCGACGGCAGGCGCTGCCGGCGCCGCGGCTCCCGGTGGCTCGTCGCCAACGAGTGCATCGGCTGGCGCACTGCTCTATGGCAACCCGGCGACGGCAAACGGTGGGCACTTCGTTACGGCATGGCCGACGGCAAGCGTAGCCAACAATACCCTGCTGATGTACGACCGACTCTTCGCCGTCGCGAAGACGATGAACAGTAGCGCCACCGAGGCGGTTTCCGGCACCTATGCCCGCTATCAGAATCTGACGGCAGGCGCTGACGACTTTGTGGGGGGTACCTTCTGTTTCCCGAGTTCACCAACCACGGTTCTCGCGGCAACGGCGCACAACTGGACGGTGTGTCAGTACACGAGCCAGGCAAACACCACATCCAACTTCCCCAGCATCGCCGGCGTGTCGGCCTCGGTGAAGAACGGCGTTGATCTTGCCGCCGGCAACTGGTTCATGCCACTGGCATCCGGGGATGTCGGCATCAAGGCGCTCAAGCAGATGCAGTGCAGCGCGCTTGTCGCCACGGGCACGATCGATTTTGTACTTGGGCACCCGATCGCCTTCATGCCGTGCCCGATCGCCAACCTGATCTGCGTGGTCGACGGCATCAACACGGCGTTCAATCTCGAGCGCATCTACGACAACGCCGCGCTGGCTTTCTTGGAAATGCCGAAGCCGGCCACGACGGCGACAACCTACAGCGGGCAGATCCGCATCGTGGCCGAATAAGGACGGGTCGTGTCGATCCTCTTCACACTGCTTGGCGCGTCGCTTACTCAGCCTTCGCTGAGCCAGTGGCAGCCCGGCGGTATCGGTGGTGAGCATGACCCGAACCCGCCAGTCGGCATCCTGGCGCCCACGGGTTCCGTTGCATTCGCTCAGCTGATTCTCAACGCGGCGAGCAGCAGCGGCGACGCCACGACGACGCTGACCGGTGTTGCCGCTACGGCCGCAATCGGATCAGTACAAACCCTCGTCGATAGTTCTGTTGCCCTGACAGGTGTCGTCGCCACTGGCAGCCCGGGCAGCCTGGCGGCATCGTCGGAAACCACGGTCTCCATCACTGGCGTGAGCACCACCGGCCAAATCGGTGGACCCACCGTCACGGCGTCTTCGACGGCAAGCCTCGTCGGCGTTCAATCCGCGGCGGCCGTCGGCAGCCTGACGGCATCATCAGCCACGGCGGTAACGCTGACGGCAGTCGTGGCTACGGCCGGCGTGGGCACGCTCAGCGCGAGCAGCGCGTCGGTGGCCAGCATCGTGGGCGTACAGGCTGCAGGTGCTGCCGGTGCACCTGCGGCGAAATCTGACAGCCTCGCCAGCATCACCGGCGTGGCGGCGACGGGCAGCGTCGGCAACATCGTGGCGGCGGCAGCAACGGCTGACGCCACGGCCAACATCAGCGGCGTGACAGCGAGTGGCGCCGTCGGTGCGCTCACGCTGGCCACCGACTCGACGGCCTTCCTGACCGGCGTTTTCGCCACGGCGGCAACCACCGCACCGGCGGCGAGCAGCACGTCGACCGCCTCGCTTGCCGGTGTCGCCGCGGCCGGGCAGGTCGGCGCCATTGCTGGGCATTCCGATTCCCTGGCATCGATCGTCGGCACCCAGGCAGCTGGCGCCGCCGGCACCATGTCGGCGAGTTCGGCGTCGAGCCAGCTGACGACATTGCAGGGCATCGAGACCACGGCTTCGGCGGGCACGCTGGCCGCGCGCGCCGACAGCCTGGCTGCGATCAGCGGTGTGGCCGCGGCGGCTCAGGTCGGCACACCCGTGGCAGCCGGCAATTCGCTGGCCACGCTGAGCGGCACCTCGGCAACGGCAGCCGTCGCCGGGCTGGGCGTGATGGTCGACAGCACCGGGCAGATCCTCGGCGTGTTCGCCACCGGCCAGCCGGGCAGCCTGTCGACAGCCGTCACGTCGACGGTGGTGCTCGCCGGTGTTCAAGGCGTGGGCCAGCCGGGCACGATTGTCGGCAGCGGCAGCAGCGGCAACACTGCACTGGTTCCCGCGCTGACAGCCACTGGTGCCGTGGGCGTGGTTAGCGCGCACTCTGATTCCGTCGCCTTGATCGTGGGCCAGCAGGCGCAGGGCGATGTCGGCGCCCTGGTGCTGGTGGCCAGCGGTGCCGTAGTCACGCTTGCCGGCGTGGAAGCCAGCGGCCAGGTCGGCAGCATCACGGCGTCGATTCCCGTCGTCGAGACGCAGCAGGCGCTGGACGGCGCCGGTTGGGGCCGCGGCAACCGCGTCGAGCACGTCATTGATCGCACGTACCGCAAGTCGGCCGTCGTCTCACTGGCTGGCGTCAGCGCTCAAGGTGCCGTCGGCATGCCGCAGGCGCGCGGCGACTCAGCCAAGCCCGTTGTGGTGGAATTGCCTCCCGAGGTCATCCAACCGCAGCGCATCCGCCTGGGTGCCAGGGTCGATGCCGTAGCCGTCATCACCGGCGTGCAGGCGCGCATCATCGAGTTCCGGCCGCGCCCATTGGGCCAGCCCGTGCCGGTGGCCGACGCCGAGCTCGAAGACTTCCTCGAGTTCGCCCGAAAGGCGTGGGCATGACGCGCACGGTGTTCGTTCGTACACCGTGTGGGTGCTCTTCGCCCGGCATCGCAGCCGCGCTCGATCGCGAGGTGTTCGACAAAGCCGCGGCGCAGCAGCTCAGCAAGGGCCGCCGCCAGCCGCAGCTGACGCCAGTCGCCGTCTATGTCAAGCGCAAGCAGGCCGGCGTGACGCGCAAGCTGGCGAAATACCTGCGCAGCCTGCGCGCGCCAGCCAAGAAGAAGCTGCTCGCCCTCTACGCGCCACCGGCCGAGAAACTGGCAAAAGCCGAGAAGAAGCCGCCGACGAACGAGGAAATCATCGCCGCCCTCAACTCGCTGTGGATTGCCGACGACCTCGACGGCTACATCACGCCGGCGCTGATCGCCGCTTATCACCGAGGCATGGACAACGGGTTCACTCAGGTGGGTTTTGACCTCGGCGAAGCCACCGAGCAGATCGACACGGCAGCCGTGGCCTACGCCGAGGCGCGCGGCGGCGAGCTCATCACCGACTTGTCGGGCACGACGGCCGACGACATGCAGGCGCTGCTGGCCAGGGCAGTCGATCAGGGCATGAGCACCGACGAACTGGCGACGGCGATCGACGACAGCGGCGCCTTTGGTGAGTACCGCGCCAACATGATCGCGCGTACCGAACTCGCTTTCGCCCACGTCGCCGGCAATGTGCAGGGCTGGCGCGACAGCGGCGAGGTTTCGGGCAAGCGCAGCATCCTCGGCGATCTGCATGATGTGCCCGACGTGTGCGATGACTGCGCCGACATCGGCGAGGTCGGCCTCGACGACGAGTTCGTCGACGGCTTCGAATTCCCGCCGTATCACCCGCACTGCGTTTGTGATGTCGTGCCGATCCTGAGAGAATCTGACGACACCACGGCGTCGGATGACGCATCAACCTCCCAGGAGTCGCCATGAAAGTTCTGATCGAAGTCACCACCACCGCCGCGCTCGTGCCGGCTGCCACCGTCGCCGGCAAATACCGATTCCAGCTGCTGCAGGGAACCACCGTCGCTGCCGAGCAGGAAACCGACGCGCCCGAGGCTCTGTTCGACACCGTTGCCGACGGCGACTACGTGGCCAGCGTGTCGCGCCTCGGCTCTGATGGTGCCCAGCTGGCCGATGCCGTGACGCAGGCCTTCACCGTCACCAGCCCGGACATCAGCGTCGACGTTCCATCGGCTCTGACCATCACAACCTCGCTGTGACAACCGAACGGGACATGCTGCGTCTCGTCTTGCAGTACCTGCTCAGGCTGCTGCATCTCAAGACCGTGGATGTCCCCGCCAGTGTTCACGTGCGCCAGCGCCAGGATGGGCGCAAGCCGTGAACCTTGATCGGCTGCTGCTGGGCGCCCTGCGCTGCAGCGCGGCCGAGCCAAGGCGCGCACCCCTCGCAGTCTTGCTGCGAAAGAACATCGACGCCGCCGCGCACTCGGCGGCAACTTCTGACCTGAACCTTCGGCCGGCGCCCACCGAGGGCCAGGCAAAGGCCGGCAACTACCGCAAGGGCCACGTCGTCGTGTCCGGCCTGCGCGTCGCCATCGAGAACCCGGCCGGCAGCCGCAGGCGCCCGGAATGGCCACCCATGCAGGCCCACTATGGCTACGTCAAGGGCACGGATGGCGCCGATGGCGATCAGGTCGACGTCTTCATTCGACCGGCTACCGAAACCGACTGGAACGGCGCGGTCTACGTCATCGACCAGTGCGACGCCGACGGAACCTTCGACGAGCACAAGTGCATGCTCGGGTTCGACGACGAGCGCCAGGCCACGCGCTGCTACCTCTCGCACTACCCGCGCGGATGGAAGCTCGGCGCCGTCACCGCCATGTCGGTGGCGCGGTTTCGTGAGTGGCTTGGCACCGACACAACCAAGCCCTGCGCGGCCGAGGCTTGACGGCACCAGATTGCAAGCCGCTGTGAACTTTCAGTGGGCTGGTGCACAATTTGCCCACTTTGTAGGCAACTTTGTGCCTTCCACCACCTTCAGGAGCTAGACCATGGGCATGCAACTCTTCGCGCAACTCTCCAAGGTCGACGAAGCCAAGCGTCTCGTCTATGGCATCGCAGCCCAGCAGGTGCCAGACCTGAGCGGCGAGCTCATGGACTATGCCAGCAGCAAGCCGCACTTCGCCAAGTGGAGCGAGCAGGTGTCGAAGGACACCGACGGCAAGAGTCTCGGCAATCTGCGCGCCATGCATGGCAAGGTGGCAGCCGGCAAGCTCACGCAGATCAACTTCAACGACGCCGATCTGTCGGTCGAGGTCTGCGCCAAGGTCGTCGATGACAACGAATGGAAGAAGGTGCTCGAGGGCGTCTACACCGGCTTTTCGATCGGCGGCAGCTACGTCGGCGAGAAGAAGATCGAGAAGGTCGACGGCAAAGACGTGGCGCGCTACACCGCGGCGCCCAATGAACTCAGCCTGGTTGACCGGCCGTGCATCCCCACCGCCAAGTTCTTCGAAGTGCAGAAGGCCGACGGCACACTGAACAAGGTCGAATTCAAGGCGGCGCCAGACGACGCAGTAATTCAAGGAACACCCGAAGAGGTGGACGAATTCTGCAAGGCGCTCAATTCCGGCGGCTTGTCGCTGGGCGAACTGCTGAAGGCCATGCCGGATTTCATCGCCGCCAAGAAGAAGGGCAAGGGCGGCGAGAAGCCCGGCGACAAGAAAGATGACACCGAGGGTGACACCGATGCCGACGACGCCAATGCCGGCGCGCAAGGCGATGCCGCCAAGCCGAAGAAGGGCGCCGGCGCCAGCGATGCCGCCGACAAATCGGCGCAGATCGGCGCACTGCGCAAGGGCGTCTACGACTGCGGCGGCTTTGCCAGCGTGATCGCGCAGCTCGTGAGCCTGAAGAAGAACGCCGCCTACGAGGCCTACATCGAGGGCGACAACAGCCCGCTGCCCGCCAAGATCGGCGCCTGCATCGCCATGGTCGGCGAGGTCTTCAAGGCCTTCATCGACGAGTGCATCGCCGAAGACAAGGCCGGCACCGAAGGCAGCCCGCTGATGGCCAGCATGATCGCCCTGGCCGAACAGGCTGGTGACCTCGCCAAGTCGGCTGGCAATGCCGACCCGCTTCTGACGCTCGTCAAGGTCGGTGCCCGCAACAGCGCATCGGACACGGCACGTCTCGCCAAGATCCACGAACTGACGGTGGAACTCGGCCACAAATGCGAAGCCGCAAAGGCAGCACCTGCCGGCGACCTCGAAAAGCTCGACGCCGCCGCTCTGCAGAAGATGGTCGACGCCGCCGTGGCACCGCTGCAAAAGACCGTCGGCGAGCAGGCCGACCTCATCAAGACGCTGCAGGCTCAGCCGGCAGCCGCATCCATCCGCGTGCGCGCCGTCGCCAAGTCAGACGACTTGATCGACGACCCGCAGGCCGTCAAGAAAACCGAAGCCGTGGCTGTCGTCGACAACCGCGGTGAAACCCACGAGGCCGCAGGCCTCATCAAGTCCCTGCATCAAACCGGTGGCGTACCGCTGGCATTGCCCGGCGATCTGCGCAAGTCTTAACCCATCAACCCAACCGTTTCCCCCGAATTCAGGAGCAAAACCATGAACGCTCAAGTCTCAGCAGAAACCCTGGCGGCCGTCAAAGCCGCCATGGGTAACCCCGACAGCGCCCTCGCGAAAGCCTGGACGCAGAGCGCTTCCGCGATCAGTGGCATCACCGCCTACGATCTGGAAGCACCGAGCAAGAAGCTCTACCCGGTGATCACGCCGCTGCGCAACGAAATCCCGCGCGTGAGTGGCAAGGGTGGCATCCAGGCGAACTGGCGCGCCGTCACCGGTGTCAACACCAACAACACGTCGCCCTATGTCAGCCAAGGCAACCGCAGCGCCGTCATCCCCACGTCGACGCAAGACTACACGGCGTCGTACAAGGGCCTCGGCCTGGAAGACACGGTCACCTTCGAAGCCGACTATGCGTCGGAGAACTTCGAAGACGTGAAGGCGCTGTCCGTCGAAGGCCTGCTGCGCGCGATGATGATCGCCGAAGAGAAGGTCATCCTCGGCGGCAACACCTCGATGCTGCTTGGCAACACGCCGACGCCCACGTTGACCTCGGCGAACACCGGCGGCGCGCTCGTCGGCGGCGCCAACTTCGGCGTCGGCTGCGTGGCGCTCACCTTCGAGGGCTACATGATCGCCAGCCTGGCCGGCGGCATCGTGCAGACCACGACCCGCACCAACGCTGACGCATCAAGCGACGTCATCAACGGCGGCACCGGTCGCCCGAGCTCGCAAGCCAACGTGGTCGTCGCGGCCTCGGCGAACATCTCGACGATCTCGGCATCCGTGGCCGCAGTCGCTGGCGCCGTCGCCTACGCATGGTTCTGGGGTGCGAACACCGGCAACCTGACGCTGGGCGCCATCACCACGATCAACAGCGTTCTGATCACCGCCGTGGCAACTGGCAATGCCTCACAACCCGGTGGCAACTTCCAGGCGCTCGTCGCCGCCGACAAGTCGACGAACTCGCTGGCCTTCGACGGCATGCTGACCTTCGCCAGCCAGTCGGCGCTGGGCAGCAACCAAGTGATTCAGGCGACCGGCACGCCTGGCACCGGCACGCCGCTCACCAGCGACGGCGCCGGCGGCATCGTCGAGATCGACTTGGCGCTCAAGGGCTTCTGGGACAACTACCGTCTCAGCCCGTCAACGCTGTGGGTCAACAGCCAGGAGATGCAGAACATCGGCAAGAAGATCCTGGCCGGCAACTCGACGGCGGCTCAGCGCTTCGTGTTCAATGCCGATCAGGGCATGATCGGCGGCGGCATCATGGTGCGCACGTACCTGAACAAGTTCGCGATGGACGGCGCCACCGAACTGAAGATCCGCCTGCACCCGAACATGCCGCCCGGCACGATGCTGTTCACCACCGACAAGCTGCCCTACCCGCTGTCGAACGTGACGAACATCCTGCAGATGCGCATGCGTCGCGACTACTACCAGATCGAGTGGCCGCAAACGACCCGCAAGTATCAGTACGGCGTCTACGAAGACGGCGTGCTGCAGAACTACTTCCCGCCGTCACAAGGCGTGATCACCAACATCGGCAACGGCTGATCGGCCGCTGCGCAGATGCAACCCGGGAAACTGCTGGCCGCGGTTTCCCGGTTTTTTCACTTCAGGAGTTCACAGATGGGCAATCAAAATCCGTTCACCAAGTCGATGGTCAAGCTGAGCGTTCCCGCACACATGGGTTCGAATCTGAGCGTGGCCGGCTTCAACCTCGACACCGATGACGACGGCTGCGTCGAGGTGCCGCGCGAGCACGTTGACGTTCTCAAGGCGCATGGCCTCACCGAATACCAGCCGCCGGAGCAGAAAGCTGCCGTGAAGGCGAAGTAAAGCCATGGCCGACCTCACCACCACCGATCGCGTCAAGTCCTATCTGGCCATCACAACGGCCGGCCAGGACGCCAACATCGGCGCGCTCATCACGCGCGAGTCGGCACTCGTCGAGCGTTGGTGTGGTCGGCAGTTTTCGCGCATCGTGGCGCGCAGCAAGCGCCTGAACGGAAGCGGCACGTCGCGCCTCTTTCTGCCGGACACGCCTGTCGTCTCGGTTTCATCGGTGAGCGTCGGCAATACGCCGCTCACCTATGCAGCTGACGGCCTCACGGCCGGCTTCAGTTTCGACGAGAACTGCATCTATCTGGCGGCTGGCGAACGCTTCCCCTACGTGCCGCAGAGCGTGGCCGTGGCGTGGACCGCGGGCTGGCAGGAAACCGACGAACAGTTCATCCCCACCGGCAATGCACCGACACTGACGCCGACCAACGGTGGCTTCGCCGTCAGCGACGAGGGTGTCGTCAGCGCTGCCGGCACCGTCTTCACTGCCGTCGGCAACACGCCGGCAGCCGGCCAATACGTCTTTGCCGACGGCGTCTATGCCTTCAACATCGCCGACATCGGTATCGCCGTCACCATGAGCTACGCCTACGTGCCGGGACCGATCGAGCAGGCCGTGATCGAGCTCGTCGGCCTCGACCTCAAGCAGCGCGACAACCTCGGCATCAAGTCGAAGACGCTGGCCGGAGAAAACGTCACCTACGAAGACCGAGGCCTGCCCACGTCGATCACCGACATGCTGCGGCCGTATCGCCAGATGGTGCCGGCGTGAAGCTCATCGACCTCGACCCCGAGTTCCTGCGCTATGGGCGCGATCCGCTGACGGGTGGCGCTGTCTTTCCGCACGTCGACAACCTAGCGGATGCTCAGGGCGTGTCCTTCCTATGCCCGCATTGCTTTCAGGCGCTTGGCGGCGCCCGCGGTTGTCACTCCGTCATCTGCTGGTCGGCTGAGCGCGGCGTTCCCGCCACGGCGAGCCCTGGGCCCGGCCGCTGGCGTCTCGTTGGCAATGGCGTTGGCGACCTGACGCTCGACGCCGAGCCGCCGTGTGGCCTCCGGTCGGTGGTGCTCAATACCTGCGGCGCCCACTTCTTTGTCACCAACGGCGAGGTGACGCCGGCATGAAGATCACCGTCGACATCCGCGCCGAAGAGTTCCTGGCCAGGCTGAAGGGTGCCGGCGAGCGGCTGCACGCCGTCATGGTTCGCGTCGTCACGCGGCTGTCGATCGAGATCCAGGCGGCTGTCGTCAGCGACAAGCTAAGCGGCCAGGTGCTGCACACGCGAACGGGCACGCTGCGCCGAAGCATCAACCGCGTGGTCTTCGACGAACCCGGCCGAATTCTTGCGCAGGTCGGCACCAACGTCGTCTACGCACGCGTGCATGAGTACGGATTCCAGGGCATTCAGAACGTGCGCGAGCACGCCAGGAAGGGGCACATCGTTCGCGCGCACGTGCGCAACGTCAACATGCCAGAGCGAAGCTTCCTGCGGTCGACGCTGAGAGAGTTCGAACAGAAGATCCGCACCGACATCCGGCGCGCAGCCATGGAAGCCTTGAAATGACACGCGAATCCATCTACGCCGCGGTCTTCGCCTTCTGGCAGTCGCTGACGATCGGCGGCACGCCGGCCTTCAAAACGGCAACGCGCAAGGCTCAGGCCTGGGATGGCGTCGCCCCCGAGGACACCCCAGCCCTTCTGCAGATGCAGGTGAGCGAAGAGGCTGTTTACCGCAAAGGCCTGCCAACCATCTGGAAGCTCAAGGTCAAACTGCTGGTCTACGTGCACACCGGCGCGCAGAACGACCCGGCCTTGATCCCGTCGATCATCTTCAACCCTCTCGTCGACGCCGTTGTCGACGCCCTCGTCATTGACGACCCCATCAACAACGCCTGCACCCTGGGCGGCATCGTCAGCCATTGCGCCGTCGAGGGTGTCGTCGAAATTTTCGAAGGCGACCTCGGAGACACCGCGGTCGTCGTAATTCCCCTCACAATCTTGACTTCACCGTAGGAGATCCATCATGCAATACTCATTCGGTTCCGGCGTGCTCTATGGCCGCAGCATCGACACCGTGAATGCCACGCCGGTGCGCTTCGGCGCGTTGCAGGGCGTTTCCCTCGACTTCTCCTTCACCGTGAAGGAGCTGTACGGCAGCTTCCAGTTCCCGATCGCGCTCGGCCGCGGCACTGGCAAGATCACCGGCAAGGCCGACTTCGCGCAGATCAACGCCCAGGCCTACAACGACCTGTTCTTCGGCACCGGCAACGTTGCCACTGGCGCGCTGCGCACCGCCGTCGGCGAAACCGCCACGGTGACGGCCAACATCGTGACGGCCAGCCACAACAGCACCTTCGTCAACGATTTGGGCGTCATCCGGTCGAGCGATGGCGCGGTTTTCACCAAGGTGGCCAACGTTCCGGTGGGCACGCAGTACGCCTGCAACACCAGCACCGGCGTCTACACCTTCAACGCCAGCCAGGCGAACGCCGGCGTGGCCATCAGCTACACCTACAACGACGCCAACTCTGGCAAGCAGATCAGCATCACGAACCAACTGCTGGGCACGTCGCCGCAGTTCGCCGCGGTGTTCACTGAGACGTTCAACGGCAAGTCGATGACGATCGCCCTGAACGCCTGCATGTCGAGCAAGCTCAGCATGTCGACGAAGCTGGAAGACTTCACGATTCCAGCCTTCGACTTCATGGCGTTCGCCGATGCGTCGAACAACATCGGCACGATCAACACCGAGGAATGACGCCATGAGCGACGACAACGACGAAATCCAGAAGGTGCAGCCGACGGGCAAGCGCGGCGGCAAGTGGGTTACCCTGGGCCTGGAGGCATATCGCATCCCGGCTCTGGGGTTTGCCGCCATCGCGGATCTGCAAGACGACGTCGAGTCGTTGCGCGACATGGGTGGTCGACCGAGCCCCGAGCACATGAAAGTCGTCGCCAAGATCGTGCACGCCGCCATGCTGCGCAACTATCCCGAGATGACGGTGGCCGAGGTCGAGGACATGCTCGACCTCGACAATTACAGCCCGGTGTTGTCGGCGGTTCTCAGCATTTCCGGCTTCAGCAAAGGCCCGACCACAGTGGGGGGGGCGCCGGCGTCGGTTGGGACTCCACCTATGTCGCACTGATCGACGCCTTTGGCTGGACGTGGGAATACATCGACGAGGAAATGACGCTGCCGCGCTACGCGGCGATTTGTGACCACTGGCGGCACACGCCGCCGCTGGCCACCACGGCAGCGATCATCGCGAGGCGTATGGGCGCGATGAAGGCAGCCGAGGCAAAGCCCACGGTCGAGAATCAGGCTGACAAGCGGCAGCAGCTGCTCGACCTGCTTGGAGGCTCGGCTGGCTTCAGCAAGGAGAAGCCGGCATGGCTGACGAAGACGTAAACATAAAGTTCGGCGCCAGCATCGACGACCTCAAGTCGAAGATGGAAGAGGTGCAGGGTGTCTTCAAGCAGGTCACCGAACGCTTCGCCGTGATGGCGGCCGTGGTCGCTGGCGGCGCTGCGTTCAAGGAATTCATCAACGAGACGAACAAGCTCAACGGTGAAGCCACCAAGCTCAGCAAGACGTTGGGCATCACGGCGACCGATGCCGGCACACTGAACACTGCGTTGGGCGACATCGGCAGTTCTGCCGATGAATACTCTGGCGCCTTCCTCAAGTTCAACCGCCAGCTGCGCAACAACAGCGAAGAGATGAAGGCCATGGGCGTCGATGTCGACGCGCTCAAGAATGGCCAGAAAGACAGCAACCAAGTCTTTCAGGAGTCGATCCGCCTGATCGCCCAATACAAGCCCGGCGTCGACCAGACGCAGGCCTCCATGAAACTGCTGGGGCGCGATGTCGAAAGCGCGCAGAAGCTGCTTAAGCTCTTCGGCGGCACCACCGAGGAGACAACCAAGAAGCTGGAAGAGGCACGCAAGAAGAACCTCGAGCTTGGCCTCACCATCACCAAGGAAGGCCTGGAATCCACGCGCGCCTACAAGGCGGCGATGAATGACGTCAACGACGTGATGGATGGCCTGAAGAAGACCATCGGCAGCGCCGTGATCCCGATCTTCACCGAGATGGCCGAGAAGCTCGCCGCCATCGGTCCCACGCTGGTCGAGGGCACACGGGCAGCTGTGACGGTGTTCGTAGACATCTGGCGCACCCTGCAGGAAACCGTCGCTATCGTCTGGGATGCCGTCAAGGAAATTGCCTCGCAATTCGGTGAGGTCTGGCAACAGGTGTTCGGCAAAGACGGCCCGGGCGCCATGGAAATCTTCATCAACGCCCTGCGCATCGTGCAGGCTGCGGCGATCGGCTTCCGCATCGGCGTGCAGGTCGTCATCGAGGCCGTGAAGACCAGCCTCGCTGTGCTCACGAATTCGGTGATGAGCTGGGCGGCCGTCGCGAACCGCGCCTTCCATCTCGACTTCGCCGGCGCAAAGGCAGCCTGGATCCAAGGCGCCGCCGAACAGGAGAAGATCCTCGCGCAATCCGGCGCGCGCCTGGTGGCCATCGCCGAGAAGGGTCGTGCGGATCTCGACAAGGCGCTGATGACTGGCGGCGACAAGAAGCCGACGACAGCAGCTGGTGCGCCGAAGGGCGGCAGCAAGGAGATGCCCATCGAGGACAAAGGCGCTGACGCCAAAGCGGCTGCCATCGCCGCGGCGCGCCTGGCCTTGCAGAAGGCAACCGACGAGGCGTCTCTGAATCTTCAGCAAGAGTACCTGCGGCAATACCAGTCGCAACTCGACGACGCCTACAAGCGCAACCTCATCAGCGACAAGGACTACTTCGCGGCGAAGCTTGCCGGCGAGCTCTTGTCGGCAGACGCCAGCATCGCGACGAAGCGCAAGGAGATGGAAGCCGCGAAGGCAGCGGCCAACAACCCGACGGCGAAGCCCGAAGCCAAGCTCAAGTTCCAGAAGGAAGAGCAGGAGCTTCTCGGCCAAATCAACGTGCTCGAGGCCAAGCGTACGGACATCGTGCGCGCGAATGCAGCCGCCTATGCCGCCGTCGAACAGCAGCGCATGGATGCACTCGCCAGCATTTCAGCAAATCGAGCGAAGACGAAGGCCGACGCTGAAGTAGCGACAGAACGTCAGGCGCTCGACCAGTTGGTCGGCCTGCGCAAGATCAGCGCCGACGACGCCCTGGCCATTCAAGCCCAGCAGGAACAGAAGAGCTACTCGGCGACGCTGGCACTACTCAAGGCCAAAGGAGATGCCATCCACGGCAGCGAGGCCGAGGCGTTGCAGCAGCGCGCGGCACTGGCAGCCGAGGCCGAATCAGCCGAACAGCAGCATCAGGCCAGGCTGAGCCAGATTGCCAATGCGGCCGAGACCGAGCGCTACAAATACGCCTCCAGCATTCAGCAGCAGGCGCAGGCCGACTTCGCCACCATGGTCGGCGCCATGGAGCAGGGAACGCTGAGCGTGAGCGACGCCTTCAAGGGCATGGGCAAGTGGATCGAACGCACGTTCGGCAACCTGATTGCCCAGAAGTTCACCGAGCAGTTGTTCGACACCGCCGGCATCAACGACGCCATCAGTTCGATCGTGACGACGATCACCGATGGCCTGACGGCGATCATCAAGAAGTTTCTGCTCAGCGAGACGCAGAAGACGGCCGCCGAGAAGGCAGGCGCCGTTCAGCGCAAGGCCATACAGACCACAGAAACGGCGGCGAGCATCTCGGCCACTTCCGTGAAAACAGAGGCCGCGGTGGCTGGCGAGGCTGTCGAGGGTGAAGCCGCGGTGGCAGGTGCAGAAGTAAAGATTGCCGCCGATGAAACAGCCAGCGGTGCGTCTATCGCGGCCACGGCAGCCAGTGCCATCGCAAACATTGCCGCGAAGGCCTGGGAAGTGGCGGCCAGCGTCTACAGCGCGCTCGCTGGCATACCTTACGTGGGGCCGTTCATAGCCCCCGTGGCAGCCATTGCAGCCACCGCCGTGGTGCTGGGCTTCATTGGCCGCATCGCATCGTCTGAAGGCGGCGAAATGCAGGTCGGAGAAGACCGGCTCAATTTCGTTCACAAGGATGAAACCATCCTGCCGGCGCCGTTCGCCAGCGGCCTGCGTGAGCTCGTCGGCAAGGGCAGCGTGGGCCAGATCAAAGACGGCATGGCGCAGATCCTCGACACGCTGGCGCCCACGGGGGCGCGCCCGAATCCGCAGGGCCAGCCGCCTGTCGATACGGCGACGCCGACGCAGCCCCCTGGGCCCGGCCAACTGAACCCAGGCACCACGGCTGCCGTCGACTGGTGGCGTGTTCCAGAAAACCCGCTGTCATCACTGCAGCGTCAAGCGCAGAACGTCGAGCCCGTGCCGGCTCAGGGTCGCGACAATCAGCGCAACGGCGGTGACGTGCACCTTCACGTAGATGCAGTCGACGGTGCCAGCGTGAAGCGCTTGTTCATGGAACACGGCCGCAGCATCGCGTCATCGCTGCAAAATCAGGCGCGCAACTTCAAACCGAAGAAGTAGACCATGGGTGACTCTGTCTATCCTGTTTTCCAGGGCCGCATGTGGGACACCACGATGGCCCCGAACTTCAACACCAAGACGCAGGTCTCGGTGTCGCTGTCAGAACTGCGGGCAAGCTTCGCGGCCACGCCGATCTATCACTTCAAGCTCGGCTACGACGTGCTCAGGGATGGCGTGCAGCACCTCATCACTTACACCGAGATGCGCGACCTCATGGGCTTCTACCTGGCGCGCCAGGGCCGCTTTGATTCCTTCCTATACGAGCATCCCGATGACCACGAGGTCGTGGCGCAGGTCTTCGCCATAGCCGACGGTGTCACGTCGAACTACAACCTCGCGCGCACGCTTGGCGAGTTCACGGAGCGCGTCGCCAATGTCAACGCCGTTGCTGAAATCACGGTGAACGATGTGCCGACATCGAATTACACGCTCACCAGTCAGGGCGTCGTTCAATTCACGTCACCGCCGGCGCTCGACGCTTCACTCGGCTGGTCTGGCACCTACTATTACCGCTGCAGATTCACCAACGACTATCAAGAGTTAAACCAGTTCATGCACCAGCTGTGGAACGCAAAAAGCGTCGAGTTCGACGGCTGTCTGGGGACAAAGTTGTGAAGACGGCCACGCCCGAACTCATCGCCCTGCTGGCCGACTCCAAGCAGTTCGTCATGTGGGAGACGTACACGATCACGCTGTCGAATGGCAACGTAGTGCAGTACTCCACGCGAGACGCCGACGCGCCGATGTTGCCTACGGTCCCCGAATACAACACCAGCTACTTGCTGGACACGTTCACCGGAACCGGCAATCTGTCGACGCACATTGGCGAGGCCGGATCAAATTGGGCGGCCGTGAATTACCCGCCGCCGCTTGAAGACTATTTGATCAGCGGCGGCGCACTGCACCTACCGCAGGCCGGGCAGGACAACATCTTCCTCACGCAATGGGCCCCGAACAACACGACGCTGCAGGACTTTTTCATGGAGGCCAACCTGTCCTGCAACGTTAACGGCGCCTCCGTCAATATCGGCGTGCAGAGCGCCAACACGTCGGCCTACATGTACGCCTACGCCGACAACAACGGGTCGGCCAACGTGGTCTACGCGAAGCTCCGCATGGACGCCGACGGAGGCCTCTACGACTCGGGATACGTCGAGATGCCGGTGCTGGCCAACGTGCCGTTCACCATGAGGTTCGAGGCGACGGCCAACAGGACGCACGGCGAGCTCTTCATCAACAGCGTCTCCGAGGCCAACGGCACCATCTCGTCCAACCACACCCTGGGCTCCATCGGCGTCTCGTACATGCACCTCACCTGCTCCTACGGCTCTGAGGGCGCCACGCTGTACAGCATCGCCGGGGACAGGATAGCCCCGCCGCCGTTCTTCCTCGACACGTTCACTGGCACCGGCAACCTGACGACGCACGTCGGAGAGACGGCGAACCCCTTCGTCGTCTACTACATCGGCACCTCCATCGGCACTGCCAACATGGTCCTGACCGGCAGTGGCGGTGTCTACAACAACACATTCGTCGGCGAGGGGCAGGTGCTGCGCAGCCAGTACGCCTGCATTCCTTCTGGCACGTCTGACTTTTACGCCCTCGCTGACGTCAGCATGCGGCACAACACGGAGGCCTACGCCTACCAGATGGGCGTCTTCCTCGGCAACGACGCCGACTCCACGGAGGTCTCGCTGACGCTGCAGAAGAACGGGCTGGGCGACGGCACCCCTGTGACAGGCTCGGCGAGCCTCTTCGACGGGAGCTCCTATGGCAACACGTTCGACGCCGGGCTGGTGAACTCCGGCCAGGTGAAGCGGCTGCTCATCGAGGTGACCAACCTGCGTAAGACGTTTACCTACTTCCTCGACGGGGTGCAGGTGGGCACCACGACGAGGGCCTCGTCGCAGACGTTCGACTTTATAGGCCTCTACGTCTTCAGCAACGCAGACACCAACACAATCGCGCACCGCGTCGAGGGAGGTCCGCTATGAGCGACCCGATCGTGAAGAGGGGGACCACCAGGACGGTCATAGGCACGGAGGTGAGCGAGCTGGAGGTCGTCTTGATGTCTTCAGGCGCCAACACAACGGTGGAAGGCCAGTCGCTGGGTGCCTTTGCTCAGCAGGGCGGATTCGATGGCGCCGTCGTGCAGGTCGAGCGGCATTTCGCGCCTGATTGGAGCTCAGATACCGGTGCGCTGACGATGTTCGTCGGCACCGTCGGCGACGTTACCGTCACGGGCACCGAGGTAACGCTCGCCTTGAAGTCACCGCTTGAGCTGCTGGGCATTCAGATGCCGCGCAACATCTACTCTGGGCAGTGCATTCGCACGCTCTACGATCAGGGTTGCACGCTTGTCGCATCGGCCCTCACCGACACCATCACGGCAGCTGCCAACAGCACGCGTTTCTCTTTGCTTTCGACTGGCGATTTTCAGATCAACGGCTACTACGAGTTGGGAACAATCGAGGCCCTTGACGGCCTGAACGTCGGCAAGAAGCGCACGGTGAAGAAATACCTGAACACCGGATCTGGGCATGGCCAATTCAAGCTGGCCTTCCCGTTTCCATATGCACCGCAGGCCGGCGACACCTTCAGCGCCAAGCCAGGCTGCGACAAGCTGCTCGACACCTGCGACAACAAGTTCGGCAATCGCGACAACTTCCGCGGCTGGCCATTCATTCCGCCACCGGAGTCGACGTTGTGAGCCCCGAGCAACGCGACGCCATAGTGCGCGAAGCCGAGGGATGGCTGCGCACGCCATGGCATCACAACGCCAGGGTGAAGGGTGCCGGCGTCGACTGCGCCCAGCTCATCATCGCCGCGTACGTCAACGCCGGCGTCATTGCCGACGACATCGACACCGGCCAATACTCGCGCGATTGGATGCACCACAGAGAAGAAGAGAGGTTCCTCGCCTGGGTTCGTCTCTACCTTGATGAAGTCGCAGTGCCTGGCCGCGGCGACGTGGCGGTGTGGCGTTTCGGCAGGTGCTATTCGCATGGCGGCATCGTCGTCAAGTGGCCGCAGATCATTCACGCCTACCAGCCGGAACGCTGTGTCACGTATTGCGATGCGCTGAGCGGAAAGCTGGCGAAGAAAGACAGGGCCGTGCTCTTCTTCACGGCAGACAGGAGAACGCAATGAGCGGTGGCGGCGACCCCATCAAGATCACGAACACCGAGAACAAGGTCGGTGCGCTGCGCGTTCAGTCGGCGACGCAGGGCATGCCCGTGCAGATCGCCTATGGCCTGACGCGTGTGTCTCCGAACATGGCCTGGTACGACGACTTCACGGCGATTGCGCACACCACGGTGACGGAAAGCGGCGGCGGCGGCGGCAAAGGCGGCGGCGGCGGTGGCGTGACGACGACCGACACGACGTACACCTACACGGTGGCGTGTCTGCTGTCGTTGTGCGAAGGCCCGATCGGTCACTCCACAGAAGGCAGCCCGCAAATCGTCAACCGCGTGTGGAAGGGAAAAGAAAAGCCAGGCCTTGAATTCGCCGAGTATCAAGGCTCGTGGAGCAATGCAACAGGCCAGACACCCTACGGCTATATCGTCACGAATCATCCCGAGCAGGCGCTGAGCTATAGAAATACAGCGTACCTCGCATCAGGGTCTCTCGACCTCGGTTCGTCGACGAGCATTCCAAACTACTCGTTCGAAGTATTCGGCCTGCTCGACCCGAGTTTGTGCACGCCAGATGTGAACCCGAAGGACGTGTTGATCGACGTGCTGACAGCGCCTAACTACAGCGCCAATTTCCCGAGCGATTATCTCGACGTGCTTGAGAACTTCGGCAACTTCTGTGCGGCCTCGAATTTCATGTGCGCGCCGCTGTATTCATCGCAGCGGCCGGCGGCTGACATCGTGAAAGAACTCTGCATGATCGGCAACAGCGCGCCGGTCTGGTCTGAGGGAAAACTCAAGGTCATTCCATACGGCGACGAAACCGTCGCGCACACGCCGAATGTCTACAGTAATTCCGGCAATTGCACGCTGGGCGCCGAGAGGACATGGATTCCAGACCTCACGGTTCAATATGACCTGACCGTCGATGATTTCATTGCCGACCCTGGCACAGATCCCGTCGTCGTTAATCGCAAACGCCAAAGCGATGCGTATAACTCGGTGCAGGTCGAGATACTTGATCGCGACAATGATTACAACGTGCTCGTGTGTTCGGCCGACGACCTCGGAACCGTCGAGCAGTTCGGTCTGCGCCAGGCTGATCCCGTCATCATGCATTCGGTGTGCAATGCCAACATCGGTCGCGCCATTGCTCAGGCTCAGCTGCAGCGCACTCTCTACGTGCGAAACACCTACGCGTTTCAAGTCGGTTGGAAGTTCGCGCGCCTGGAACCCATGGACATCGTGAGCCTCACCGAGCCGACGATTCCGCTCGACCACTACGCCGTGAGAATCACCGAGGTGGAAGAGGACGAAGACGGCATGCTGTCGATCGTCGCCGAGGATCTCAGCGCCGGCACGGGCACGCCGGGAAGCTATGCGACGCAGCCATCGTCTGGCGTGTCGATCGACACCTCGATCGCCCCCGGTGATGCTTCGGCACCCGTGATTTTTCAGCCGCCGGTTGAGCTCAGTGGTGTGCCGCAAATCTGGCTCGGTGCCGCCGGCGGCATCTATTGGGGTGGCGCTCAGGTCTGGGTGAGCGACGACGACGCCTCCTACGTGCAGCTCGGCACGCTTGGATCTGCGGCACGCTATGGCGAACTCACTGCCAACTTCCCGGCCGGCGGCGACCCCGATACCACGCACACGCTCAGCGTCGACTTCAACATCTCAGCAGCGACGATGACGAGCGCGACGCCGGCGCAAGCCGATGGCAACGACACGCTGTCGTGGCTCGACGGTGAGATCGTGGCCTACTCGACGGCGATTCTCACGGCGCCGTACACCTACGATTTCACGTCGTACATTCGCCGGGGTCTGCGCTGCAGTTTTGAAGGCAACCACCTGGCGGGCTCGAAATTCATGCGACTCGATGGCGCCGTCGGAAAGTTCGGCATCGCATCGTCGCGTGTCGGTTCGACGCTCTACCTCAAGTTGGTGAGCTTCAACATCTATGGGCTCGGCCTTCAGGATCTCGCCTCGGTGACGCCGTATACCTATGTGGTGCAACCGCTGGGCATCGTCGCCGCCAATGGCGTGCTGCCCGATGTCATCACGGCAGAGCAGGTGCTTTGCATCCCACCGGCCACGCAGATGTCGATCTTTGGCCGCATGACGGTCTACGGTCGGATCAACTGCGACGGCCGTCTCATCATCAACTAGGGGCACGCCATGAGCGAACTCGTTCTCACCGCAGAAGCAAATCCGGGCGCGCTCGGTGCCAACTTGTCGGCGTTCTTCTTCAACCTGTCGGGCGTGCCCAGCTATGTCGGAAACGACGGCGTCGAGCACAATCTCCTCGCCTCGGGTGGAAACTTGCCGATCGCAAATGCCAACGTCAGCGGCAACATCACGCTGGCCGGCAACTTCGTGGTGTCGTCGGCGAACTCGGGAGTGACAGGCAATGCCACGATCAACAAGGCGACGGGTCGAGTCATCGCCGGCATTGCCGCCACCGTGCTCGTCGTCACCAACAACATGGTGACGGCCAACTCGCACGTCTTCGCCCAGCCGTCGGCAAACGATGCTACCGGCCGGGTTACTGCCGTGACACCGGCGGCCGGAAACTTCACAATCTCGCTGACGGCACCCGCCGCCAACATGCCGATCGACTTCTTCGTCGTCACCGCCGGGTAACCGGCCAGAAAGGATGTCACCATGAACCCCTGGCTTGTTCTCGCCATCATCGCCGCCGTCTTTGCTGTCGTCGTCAGCCTGCGATCGATGCGCGCCGATCGCGAACTGCGCAACCAGGCTGGCGTCAAGACCGGGCCAGAAACCGACTGGAAGCCGACGCAGCCAAGCGGTGAGGACGGTCATGTGACGACGCAAGACAGCGGTGGCGGCACGGTTCCGCAGCATCCGAAATGAAGCACCGCAACACCGCGCTGGCACTTCTTCTCGTCGGCATGGCGCTGAGCTATGGCTGGCAGTGGGCACCCGAAGAGCTCATGGGAACCGCCTGGAACATCACGACGTCGGTCTTGGTGATCCTGCTGCTGGCGCTGCTTGGCCTCGTGCTGGCCAGCCCTGAAATCTGGCTCGTCGCTGCCCTGCTGGCGGTGTTCAAGCTCGTCGTCATCACCTGCGACGTCTGGTATGCCGTCGCGCCCTGGCCAGTGAAGCCCGGGCAGGCGCTGTGCTCGGCGCGCCTCAACCTTCCACTTGGCGTCGTCGGCCTCTTCCTCGGCGTCGTGCTCGCCGCTGCCATCTACAGGGGTAAACCATGACAGATGTCGTCACAACCGCTGCGGTTTGCGTGGCCACGGGCACGATCACCGCGGGCTTTTGCGCGAGTTTCGGCTTCGACCCCAAGCTATTGATAGGTGGCACCGTCGGTGGTTTTCTCGGCTGCCTGATCGTGCAGACGCTGATTCCCGACAAGGCCGGTCTCGACTTCGCTGGCATCCTGAAAATCATGGTCGGCAGCGTGCTGCTCGCCACCGTGGCCACGCTGCTGTGCTCGCCTTGGGTGATCCGCACGCTGAATCTTGAAGAAGTGCCGGCCGGCGCGGTTCGTCTCGGCATCGGTGCCGTCATCGGTGCCTGCGCGCAGCCGCTGGCCATCATCGGCCGCGCGCGCCTCATCAAGTGGTTCGGCAGCGTAGGGCCAAAGGAGAACGGCAATGCTTGAAACCCTGAACGCCACGGTCTGCGTCATCCTCATGGTGCTGCTGGCGCCGGTGGCCATCACCATGAATCACGCCGGCCACTGGCCGCAGCGCTTGGCATTCATCGTCGTCGCGCTGATCTTCAGCCTGCAGGTCGTGCAGCCGCTCTTCACCGAATGGCTGGCCGCGCCCACATGGTTGCAGACGGCTTTCAACGTCGTCGTCATGCTCGTCGTTCTATCGGCACGCCGTGAAATCATGGCCGTCGTCAGGCTGAGCGTGGGCAAAAGGCCTCCCGAGATGGAAGGGCACCCGCTGCGGCGCGCCGACGACATGCCAGCCGATTTTCTGAGCCAGGTGCACGGCCGAGGCAATCCATGATCACCACCGCGCTACTCATTTCGGCCGGCGTGCTGCCCACGCAGGCGCGCATCTGGTCGGCGCCGCTTGAAGCCGCTTGCCAGCGGTTTGAGATCCTCGCCGTCGACCAGCTGGCCGGCTTTCTTGCGCAGGCCATGCATGAGTCGGCCAGGTTCACGCGCCTGGAAGAGAACCTGATGTACAGCAACCCGGCGCGCATCGCCGACATCTTCCGCAGCGGCTTCGACTTGAATCGCGACAGGCGCATCCAACCCGAGGAAATCGAGTTCGCGCGCGCCTATGTGGACAAGCCCCGCGAACTGGCGTGCCGCGCCTATGCCGGCCGCAACGGCAACGGCGACGAGGCCAGCGGCGATGGCTGGCTGTTTCGAGGCAGTGGCCCCTTCCAGCTGACGGGCCGTGGAAACTTCCAGGCCTTCAGCCATGCCATCGGCGTCGACTACGTGGCAAACCCAGACCTCGTGCGCCAGGTGCCGGATGCCGGCGCCATGGCGGCCGGTTGGTTCTGGGCAGAGACTGGCTGCAACGACATCATGGCCGGCCACGGCGACTTCGATGCCACCACCAAGCGCATCAACGGCCCGGCCATGCTGGGTGCCGCCGAACGCCGGGCGCTGTTCTACACGTGCAGGCAGGTGTTCGCGTGAACCCGCTCAGCATCGTTCAAAAGGCGATTGCCTATGGCCTCGCAGCTCTGCTGGCGGTGTCAACTCTGGCAAACGTGTTGCTGTGGCTCGACAATGGCAGCCTCGAGCGCCGGCTGAAGACCTGCGATGAGCAGAAGGCCGAAGCCATCGGCAGCCTGACGCTGCAGAACACGGCCATCGCCGAGCTCAAGAAGCGTGCCGACGCCGCCGAAGCCGCGGCCAGCGCTGCCCTGGTTCGTGCCGAAGGCGCTGAAAAGGCCAACCGCAGCCGAATCCAGGCCCGCCAGGAGGCGATCGCGGCGCCGCCGGGGGGTAAGACGTGCTCGGATGCTTTGCGCAGCGTACGCGAGGGCCTGAGGCCATGACGCGCGCTTGTTTGCTGCTACTTTGCTGCAGCCTGGCAGCGTGCGCCACGCGGCCACCGGTGGCCAGCGTGCCCGTGCCGGTGTCGTGCGTGAAGGCGAAGCCGGTGCGGCCGGCGCTGACCACCGAGGCCGAACTCGCTCGGCTCGATGATTACCAGCTGGTGCTCGCGCTCGATCTCTACCGCCTGCAGGCCGGGCCGTACGTGCTCAAGCTCGAGGCGGTTGTCGACGCCTGCGCAGCGGCCGCGCCCTGATGTCTATACTGCCGGCGTGCGCTCAGGCGTGGCAGTTCGACCCTGCCTCGCTGGCCTAGCTGCGGTAGAGGACGGCGGTGGTAACCAACCCACATCCGAGCCTGGGCTGGTGGGTCGCTTCATAGCGGCCACACCTGAGCGCACCAAAACAACAGGAATTCCTTTGAACATCTGCTGGTGCTCGGCGCACAACGCGTCGATGCCGGCCGTGTAGTGTTTGCATGTTTCTGGCCTGTTCGCATAATCGGAGCATCGGCCATCAGCACCAAGCCATCGGCAGTTGAATTGCACGGCTACCTTCCCTGTTTGTTCATGGGCATCGCTGCCGATGAACAATCTCACGGGATAGAACGGAACCCTGCGACGACGCATTTCTTTCCTGGCTTCTTGCTTCCATCGAGTCGCATCGAATCGCAAACTCAGTATGAAGCCGCTGCAGCAAGCGCCAGGGGAGCGACAGGTTTCACAGAGGTTTTCTGCCATAGTCATCCTGCCGCCGTCGCCTTTTCCCAGATATCGTTCAGGGTGTCGGCTTGCTTCTTCGTGAGGCCGGTGCCGTCTCGCAGCCATTTCCCAATGCTGTCGACAAACCCGCGCTCCCAATCGCTCAGTCGCGACTCACGGGCTTCGCAGTCGGCGACCATCTGCAACTGCTCTTCCATCACTTGTCTCCCACCCAGAAGCAAACGTAGCGGCCAAGCGGCAGCCGCGGGCAACCTGGCCGACGCTGCATGAGCGGCACGATGCCGCCCTGCCCGCCGAGCACGACGTCGAGTTCAAACGTCGGCTCGCCGCTCACATGGCCGGGATGCTTGAGCTTGTAGGCGTCGATCACGGCCTGCGCCTCAGCGCGTTTACGCTTCAGCCATTCGGGCATGAACTCGTCTTTCATGGCCTACTTCTTCGCCTTGCACTGCCATGTCTGGCCGGGCGCCAGCACGCGCTCGCAGGGCAGCACGGTCTTGACGCGCTTGCGTGGCTTCACGACCGGAAGTTCGACCGTCGGAACATAGATCAGCGTCGGCTGGGTTGGCAGCGGCGGAAGCTTCAGGGCGTCGCACTCCGCGCGCGTCAGGTCGAGGTAGGCGGTTCCGCTCGACTTGAAGCCCGGCAGAAGCTTAGCGGTGAGCAGATCCTGCACTTGCTTGGCACTGGCGTACTGGCATTGCTCTACGTAGGCGTTGCGCAGCGCGATGAGCACGCAGTCGCTGTTGTCGGTGCGGCCGTGGGCGACGCTGGCGAAATTCCAGCCGATCGACGCCGCATCGTTTGTAATGCTGACGCCGGCCGGGCAGTCGACGGCCGCCATGGGTGGCGTGAAGACCGGCGCCGGCAGAACGTACATGTGGCTCGAGAAGCTCGACGCGTCGCTGACGTTGCCGCCCTGGCCGATGCCGACGGCGTTCTGCTGCTGGCCCTGATGTTGCCCCTGGTGCTGGGCGGCGCTGGCATCAGCCGCGGCCGTCGCGCTGGCGGTGCTGCTGGTCGACGTAGACGGTGCAGGTGATGCAGGCGTGCAGGTCGGCCAGTTCGTCGCGCCGTTCGTGCAGTGCGTGGCGTGTGCCGCCGCGTAGGCCAGAATCAGGGCAGTAAGTGCCGCCGGTTTGAGGAATCGCATGTTGGTCTCCGGTCAGGGCAAGTCGCCCGGGCAGCACCGAAATCACAGTGGCTCACGGAAGGCTGGGCGGCAAACCGCGTGGCCGAGTCTCTGTCTCTCATTCGGTGCTGCCCGCGCGGCTCGCGGTTGCTTCAGCGCAAAGCCTCATGAATTCGGCGCAGATCGTCGTCGGTCGGCTCACGATCGAGCGACAGCAGCAGCGCCTTCTTGTTGTCGAACATGCGCGAGACGCCGATCGCGCGCGCTTTTTTCCAATCTGCGGCTTTGCAGTCTTTGCACCATGGGTTGTAGAACTTGTGAGCGCTACAGCAAGCCGGTGGGAGTGTGCTCATTTCGCCAGGAACCCGCCGTCGAGCACCACCACCGTACCGGTTGTCCACGGCGCGTCGGTCAACAGCCGGATGGCTTCCCTGGCCACGACCTCGGCGCTGCCGAAGCCCAGCGGGTGCGCCGCCACGTAGGCATCCTGCGCACCCTGCGTCATGCGCGCCGTAATGCGGTCGTGCATCGGCGTGCGCACGGCGCCGGCTGCGATGGCGTTCACGCGGATGCCGCGCGGCGCGAGCTCGATGGCGGCCGATCGTGTGAGTGCGTCGACGGCGCCTTTGCCGGCGCTGTAGGCTGCCATGCCGGGCGCGCCGCGCTGAGCTGCCACGCTCGACATCAGCACCACGCTGCCGCCGTCGTTCATCACGCCCTTCGACGCCACGGCGCGCAGGATGCCGAAGGCACTCGTCGCCGCCATCATCGACTCCGACCAATTGAGATCGGTGGTCATCCGTAGAGGCGACACCAGCGCGACGCCGGCTGCGTGAAAAATGCCATCAAGCGGGCCGTGTGCTTGTGCAAGCGCGCGCAGAGCTTGCGTCACCGCGCCGGCATCATTGAAGTCGCAATCGGTGCGGCCAAGTCGGTGCACGTCGAAGCCGAGGCCTTCGGTGCCGTGCGGGTCGAGCCATTCCCACACCTGATGCCCGATACCAGACGAGGCGCCCGTGATAAGGAAGCGGCTCATGGCATCACCCGCCAGACCATGATCAGCATCGAGGCGGCGAAGGCCAGAAAGCCGATGCCGGCGAGCGTGAAGGCGCACCACAGCATGCGTGGGAAGCGCTCAGGCTTGCCACTGATGACCGTGGGAATGGGATTCTTGAAGAGCTTCACCATCAAGATCCCGAGGAAGATCAAAAACAAACCGATGGCAGCCATCACGCCTCCTTTTCTGGGGTGACTACGGTCAAATCCACATCGGGATGCATCACGAGGATGCGCTCGGCGATGTGCGCGAGTTCTGGCCGCGATTTGAGCCAGGCTGAGAAGTGGCGCATCTGCTCGTGGTTGAGTGCCTTTTGCGGCCGCACGACGAGCACGTCGCCGGGTTTCATGGTGAGGCAGGCAACGTCGAGAATGAGTTGGGTCGCATCCATGGCATTCCTTCAGAGTTCAACGACCTTGACGAATTCCAGGCCGGTGAGGTCGACCGAAGCCGCGCCCCACGACCAGCCCGAACCGAAGCCCAGCATGGCGGCGCGCCTGATCATGATTCGATCGCTTGGCATGTGCCACCAGTCGGCCAGCAGAAGTGGAATAGACGCGCTCGAGCAGTTGCCGAAGCGCTCAAGGTTTGTCGGGATCTGCTTAGGGGAAAAGTGCTCAAGCAGGCGCGTCTTCTTCACGAGGTGGTCGAGCATGAACTTGTTCGCCTGATGGAAGAGCAGCAGGTCAGGCATGGGCGTGAGCGCCGTCAGGTCTTCGACGAGGCCGGGCACGCGCTTGAGCGTGAAGTTGAAGACGGCGGCGCCATCCATGTGCATGTGCGCCCGGTTGTGCGGCGTCACGTTGACTTGGCTCAGCCGGTCGTTGTTGACACCATCGCAGCCCGTGATGAAGAAGTCGCTGGCCATGGGGTCGAACTCGACGGCCGTGGCGCTGCCGGCGTCACCGAAGAGCGGCGCCGTGGCTCGATCGGCTGGGTCGCACATGCGGCTGGACACATCGCCGACGAGCAGCAGCACGCGCGCATCGGGCCGCGTGGCCAGCTTCTGCGCGAGCTTCAAGCCCTTGACGTAGCCCGAGCACGAGTAGTTGACCTGCACGACATCGCACGACTGGTCGAGTTGAAGCCTGTGGTGCAGCGTGAAGGCAGGCGCTGGCATGCGCTGATTCGGGGTCTGCGTGACGAAGACGAGCGCGGTGACCGTCTTTGATGCCCACTGCAAGCCATTGAGCAGCGCCGCCGCGGCTTCGAAGCACAAGTCCTCGGCGTCGCCGTTGACTGAAATGCGACGCGCATCCACACCCGTCACCTTCGCGGCTTCTTCGGCCATGAGCCAGCCAGCTGAAGGCAGGATGCCGCTGGGCACGCAGGCCACGATGCCGCGGATGCGGCCGGTGCCGGATTCAAAGAGGTTGCCGTTGCGTGTCGTCATGCTGCCGCCAACGCCAGGATGTCGCCCACGGTGGAGCACTTCGCCAATTGCTGCCCGTCGACGAGCACGCCCGCCTTCTCGTCGAGCAGGCCGATCACGCACACGATGGTGAGGCTGTCCCACGGCATGCCGTCGGCACCCATGACGGTTTCAGGTGTGAGCACCGGGCATTCGAGGATCTCGGCGAGTCCCTGCAGGAAGTCTTCGTTCATGGGGTTCTCTTCAGTGGTGGAAGGTTGGCAACGATGGCGCGCGCGGTGTTCCACGCCCTGAACTCGCGCGCCTTGCAGTCTTGGTGCATCTTGGCGACGGCTTTCACCTCGTCGGGATCACGCATGATTGAGCACCGCCTACGTTGCTTGCGGCGCGAGACTTCCTCGCGCATCTGTTTCACGGCGACGAGATCGCGCAGGGCGTCCTGGGTTTCGGCGATCTGCTCGCGCAGGCTCTGCTGGGTGTCGAGCGCGTAGTGGCAGAAGCCCTCGCACGTTTCGCAGTTTTGGCCTCGGGTGTGCAGGCTCACGTTGCGCTCCCGGTGGCCTTGGCGATGGCAGCGCGGGCGTCAGTCAGTGCAGCGTCTAGCTCGTTGCTTCGGTACGGCTGCAAACGATGCTCGCCTGCGCCGAACGGATGCCCAACGCAATCGAACAGATCGACCAGCCCGTAGCCATTGAGGTTCGCTCGTGGGTTGCCGTGCGCAGCGCGCGCATCGTCGTCGCATTTGATGATGGCTTGAAGCGCGGCCAACAGCGGCCCCGGCGTGTGCTGTGCGCTCATGCTGGGCCCCCGGTGGCCTTGGCGATGGCGTCTTGCAGTCGGCGGGCGTCAGCGGTGACGCGGGCGTCCTTGTTGATGGCATCCTTCACCCTATGGTTTGCGTCGTGCAATTCCTCCAGTAAGAAGCCGAACCGCGCGGCGACCTCACCATCGCGGTGTTCCTGCGGAAGCTCCTGCTTCAGATGCTCCCACGCGCCGCTGAGAATGTCGAAGGCGTAGCTCATGACTGGCTCCCGGCGGCCTTGGAGAGGATGTCGTCCACAATGATCACGGCCTGCCCCTCGGCGATCGCGTCACGGATGCACCGCGTGGTGCGCTCACTGATTCCGCCAAATTCTTTCTTCTCAAGCCGCGCCAGTTTTTGCAGCGAGATCAGGCGACGGCCAACATCATCAAACGATTTGCCGGGCGTGTGCTGCGCGCTCATGCTGCCGCCCGTTGCATGCGCAGGCACGACAGCAGGAAGCGCGTGGCATCGTGCAGCGAGATGCCAACCGAGGTCATCAGTGCGACGGCCCGGCCGAACTCGTGGCGCGCGACCATCTTGGCGCGGGTGACTGCGATCTTGAATGCGGTGGTGTGCATGGCGTCTCCTTGGTTGTCGATGGCTTCACTATGCACGTATTACGCAACACTTGTCAAGCAGTCGGCGGAACCTGTGCGATATCACCGAAAAGAGGCTTCACGTGCCCAGACGCGACCAGCACTTCGCGCACGTCGAGCCCAGCCGCCACGGCGCGCATGAGGTCATCGTACGGGAAGTTCAATGCCGCACAGATGCCGCGCACGGTGAGCTCGACCATCACGGCACCGACTTTGGCCACCTCGTCGCGGTCAATTTGCAGGCCGCGGTCTATGACGGCACGTGCGTCTTCGATCAGCGCCTGCGCGGCTTCGATGAAATCCGGCACATCGGGTTCGATGTCGTGGTCGTCAACGGCCTTCGCTACCGTCAGCATCAGCCCGCAGCAGCTCGCGGCCAGGCTGGGCAGATCGTTCTTCAGCAGCGCATTGCCGATCACCTCGTCGCTTATGAGGCGGATATCGCGCCGGCTCATCGTCACGCTTTGCTTAATTTCTGCGACACCATCGGGCACGGGCTTCTTGCCGGCGCGAACGAGGTCTAGTTCGAACTTCATGGTGGTGTTTCCTCAATTCTTTTGAAAAGTACGACCTCTTCTTCGTTGAAGTCGATGTAACCGAGGCGGTGCTCATCATCGGGCGCGATGATCAGTAGATTGCCAACGGCGTTAACGCAAAGCCGGCAATCTGGCAACCCGCCAAGCAGGTGCTGCAGTTTCTCGGCGCTGATCGTCTTGATGCCTGTTTCGGTGTTGAACATCGTGATCAATCGTTGCGGTTGCTCATGTCGTCGGCACGGCTGCTCTCTTCGACCCAGGACGTTGAACTGATGACAGCGGCGGCGCTGGCCTGCATGTCTTCGTGGTCGCAGTAGATAGCCCACATCGCGTCTTCGATCGCCGATTCCTGGCCGGCTGGCGGCGCGCCGAAGAAGATGTCCTGCAGGTCGAGCCCGCGCAGAAACTCCCGGTGAGCGTTGCGCATGTCGGCATCTTCGATCAGCTGAATCGCCTTTGCCACGTAGTCTTCGCGGGTCTGCGCAATGAAGAACTCGTCGATGCCGGCGCGGCGAATCATCATTGCGTCGAAGCGCTCGTGTGGTTCCAGGCCTTCGAGCGTGAGCACGGGAATGCCCAGCAGGAAGCTGTCGATGTTGCTGTTCGTGCCGCCGAACGGGAAGGTGCTCAGGTGCAGGCAGCACGTGCGCAGGCGCTCCAAATAGGCGTTGTAGTGCGCGCGCTCGTAGACCAGGGCATCGGGCAGCCAGTCGCGGATCTCGCGCGCCGTCTGGAAGAGGTTCAAGCCCATCATGTTGACGAAGAAGTGGAAGCGCACCTTCTTCTTCGTCCCCTGCTCGATGTCGCGCAGCGTCGACAAGAAGGGCGCGTTGAGCTTGCACAGCATTGCCGGGATGGCGATGTTCACGACTTCGGCGTCGTCTTCGGTGATCAACTCTGGAAACATGGCGTCTGGCCGCATGACGAAGCGCGCCGAGAAATCCGGGTAGGTGATCAACTTCTCGGTGAACAGCGAGGCATCGCCGACGGCGCCTTCGTCGCAGAGCACGTAGTCCATCACCGGGCTGCGGCTGCTCGCCGGGTGGCCAAGCGACATCACCTGAATGGGTGCGAATCGCTCGCTGGCCATGGCGACCCACCATAGCGCCATGCCCACCGACGGGTAATAGATGATGTCGGGCGCGATGGCGTTCACGCGCTTGGCGATGTCGCTCATCATGATGTTCTCTTGGTCGATGGCGTGCCACTCGTCGAACTCGGCCTTGCCCTGCTCGTCGATGTCGCTCGGCCTGCACATGGCGACGACGTGGAAGCGCTTGCGCAGCTGGCGGATGACCGGCGCGTAGCAGCGGTACATGGCGTGCAGGCTCGTGAACCACTCGATGCCGACGAGCATCACCGGCTTGCGTTCGTGTTTGCTCAGCGACAACAGGCGCCTCGCCTTGAGCTCGTCAGCCGTCGGAATCACGACGTCATGCCGGCGCATCTTGTTCGAGAAAATGCGGTGGATCGTCGCCTTCGCGTCGTGCTTCGTCTTCGACGTGCCGTAACTCGTATACATGTAGGCGTCGCTCAGCGTCGGCATGGCGGCGTCGCTGATGATGGTGTCAGCGAAGATGGCGTGCAGCGACGAGATCAGTTCGCGGCGCTGGTGTGCCTGGCTGGCCACCGTGAGCAGCGCCGACAGCATGCCTGCCCACAACGAAACGAACTGCTGCGGGCTGCGCTTGAAGGTCTGCTCGAAGTTCAGGGCGAACGATGATCGCAGGCTGTAGGTCATCAGAAACTTGGCGATGCCGGGCCCGTCTTTGAGTCGCAGTTTGTTGCGGTCGATCTCGCCGGGGTTCTGCGCGAGCTGCGGCAGCATGTGGTCGCTCGTCTCGAAAATGCTGCCGCGGAACAGCAGGTCGGTGATGGCGTGCTCGCTCGCGATGAAATCAAAGCCATCGGTCGACACGCTGAACTTGTCGTCGACGAGCAGCGCCACGATGGCGGCAGCGAATCGCGAATACAAGACAGGCTTCACGCGCTGATCGATCGGGTAGCCGATGAACTCGGCGCCGGCCTTGAGCTTGCGCAGGTTCTTCAAGAGAAGCGCACCCGCGGCTTCGTACTGATGGCGGTACACCAGGCTTTCGAACTCTTCCAGGCTGATGTTCTCGATGCGCACCTGGCCGGCTGGCACGGGGTCGTTCTGGGCTTCTGTCATGTCTTGCCTTTCAGGGTGGTTGTGAAAACTTCGTAGTAGTCTTCGTTGCTGAAGCCTGGATAACCAGCGCGTTCGCTGTAGGCTTCCAACCATGCCGTCGGTGCGATGGCATGGCCAGCGATATTCATGGCGCTCACGAGTTCTTTGCGCAGCGAGAACAGACGATCGACTTCGGCGTTCGCACTTGCCTTGTCAAGCCATGCCGAAAGCAGCCGCGTCTCCTGATCGTATTCAGGGTTGCCGCCGATGCCGACGACGTAGATTTCAACGTCCATACGTCGCCGCATAGTCTGGGTTGTCGAGGTGCCAGCCGACGATCGACGCCATGCGCTCTTCGATCGGTTCTCGTGGTGCCCAGCCGAGCATGAGACGCGCGTAGTCGTTGTTGACGGCATAGCGGCGGTCGTTGCCCGGCCTGTCGTTGACGTAGGCAATCTCGTGGCTTTCACCGATCGGCCGCACGGCTGCGCGCACGATCGAAGCGATGGTGAAGTTGCTGCGCGCGCAATTGCCGCCGAAGTTGTAGACCTCGCCGGGCAGGCCTTTTTCAAGCGCAGCGAGCAGGCCGGCGCAGTGATCCTCAACGTGCAGCCAGTCGCGCACATTCAGACCGTCGCCGTGAAGCGTCATGGCATCGCCTGAACTTGCCTGACTGATCAACTTCGGAATGAGCTTCTCGGGGTGCTGCCGTGTGCCGTAGTTGTTGCTGGCATGCGTGACGATCACGGGCAGGCCGAAGGTGCGGTGGTAAGCCCTGGCCATGTGGTCGCCCGCTGCCTTGCTGGCCGCGTAGGGATTGTTCGGCGCATAGGGGCTGTCTTCTGTCCAGGGCTCGGCATCCGGCGACAGGCTGCCGTACACCTCGTCGGTGCTCACCTGAAGAAACCTGAAGCCGCCAGCCGGGTTGAAGTCGTTCCAATAGCCCAGGCAGGCGTCGAGCAGGCGCGCCGTACCGACCACGTTGGTTTCGAGGAAGGCGCCGCGGTGACCGATCGAGCGGTCGACGTGCGACTCGGCAGCCATGTTCACAACCCAGTCTGGGCGGAAGTTGCGCAGGTGATGCTCGACCAGCAGTTGATCACCGATGTCGCAGCGATGCCAGCGGCGCGCGTACCGCAGGTTCTGCTGCCGGCCGGCATAGGTGAGGGCGTCGAGGATGTAGACCTCGTGGCCTGCGGCTTCAGCGGCGTCGACGAAATGTGAGCCGATGAAACCAAGACCTCCGGTGAGAAGAATTTTCACTTTGCTGTTCCTCTTGTTGTTGACGAATCAAGTAGCTCAAGCCATCAGTCATGGGCGTCGTCTCCCATGGCGTCGCCAAGTCGCTGGCGATGGTGTCGGCGCTGATGTTGAAGAAGCGCTCGCGCGTGAAGACGAAGCCGGCGCGCTTGAGTTCGTTGCGCAGCCACGCCGCCATCTGCCATTCGTTTTTGAATTGGATGGCATCGCTGGCCCTGACTTCGAACTCGACGACCTTCATGCGAGGCACGCGCTCAGACGAGCGCAGACCTGAGCAATATCGGCGGCCGTCAGGCTGGTGTGAAACGGCAAGCCCAGCAGGCAGTCGCTGAGCCCGTCGGCAACCACCATGGGCCGGATCATGTTGGCGATGCCGTCAAGGCTCGGCCGCTCGTGTAGAAACGGCTGGTACCACTGCCGGCATTCGATGCCGTGTTTGAGCATTTCATCGGCGACGCGCGCCGCGTAGTAGCCAGCCGGCAGCAGCACCGGAAACAGTGTGTAGTTGCCGCGCGTTGGCTCGTCTTGAAATACCAGCCGGTGGTCGTCGTTCAGCGCTTCAAGGTAGGCGTCGTAGACGCGCATCACCCTTTCATGCTTTGCCGCCAGTCGCAAGGCGTCAGCCAGGCCGACAGCGGCGTGGTATTCGCTCATCTTGGCGTTGGTGGCGCCTGGCCCGGCAAAGCACGCGAGGCCGCGGATTCGATCGGCCATGTCTTGACTTCCGCAGGCCACGGCGCCGCCTTCTCCGCATCCCCAGAACTTCGTGGCGTGCAGGCTGAAGACGACGTGCACATTCGGTGAGCCGCCGCAATCCTGCTCGGTAAGCGCGCCGGCGGCGTCGATCACCACGGGGATGCCTGTCTCCTTGGAGAACCCAACCCACTCGGCGAGGTCGACGGGTGAACCGAAGGCGGCGACCGGCATCACGGCGTCGATGCGCTGCGTCATGGCGATCGAACGCGCCATGCTGGGTTCAAGTTTCCACGTGTGCGCGTCGACATCGGCCAGGATGGGGATGCAGCCGGCGTTGACGATGGCCAGGGCGCTGGCAACGTAGGTGACGCTGGGCACGAGCACGCGTGGCAAGTCGTCGAGGCCGGTGCTCGTCGCGCTGAAATCCAGCGCCTTCAGCACGAGTTCAAGACCCAGCGTGGCATTCGCCACCGTCACCGTGGGCGCGCACGTGGCGTTGCGCAGCACGCGCTCGAATTCAGCCACCAGGGGGCCGCCGTTGACGTATTGGCGGTTGGCGTCGATGCGCCGCAGAAACGGCAGCACCTCGTCGGCCGTCGGCATGTCGGGAATCAGAAGTTTGATCACAGGTAGACCCTTCGTTTGGTGTTGTTGCACTGCGTGCAAACGGTAAACCGCGTCGCGCTAGATGGGCAGGTCGGGCACGGCTCGGTGAAGAAAAGCGCGTGACGATGTGGCAGTTCAAGACCGAAGCCTTCAAACATCGACTTCGGCGTGATGTCGACGAAGGCGTGCGGATCTGCAAAGCGCAGCGTCGCCGCCGCGTCTTCGCTGAGCCAAAGCACTTGACCAGCCTTGACGACCGGCGCCTTGAAGTAGATGCCGTCGTCACCGACCGATGTCGTGCGAACGCAGCCGATGGCGCGCATCATGTCGCCGCCCACTTGCCGCGTTGCTGGCGAAAGCATGCGATGCGCTCGTCGCCCTTGCCGAGAACGCCGGGGAAATCGGCTGGCACATGCGCGCAGATCGCCGCGTCTTCGCGAAACACCTTCTCGTTCAGTCGCGCCACGCTATCGAAGTAGTTGAACGCCGCCGGGCTGTTGGCTGGTGCCGCGTAGAGACGATGCAGAAAATGCGTGCGGCCGTCAGGCTGCGGCCAGTAGTTCTGCAGGCTGTAGGTGAAGCCGCGCGTCGAACTCACGGCCGCGTAGGGGTAGAAGTATGTGTGCTCGTAGTCCCATGGCTTATCCATGTTTCGCGGCATTGCTGAGCCTGGGCTACGAAAGAATTGTCTGAGCTTGTCGAGGCGCTTGGCTTCAGATGAATGCAGGCGCGCGCGCGAAGACCCGTCGGGCGCCGTGTCACTGCCTAGCACTTCGTCAGTCAGGCCGAGCCGAGCCAGGCTGTCGGCGTGAACGTGCTCGACGTGCTCAAGGTCGAGCGCGTTCTCGACGGCGACCGTCCAGTCGCAATCCATGGTGAACTGCAGGCGGCTGTAGAGCGTCAAGTCCGGTGGCGCCTCTTCCAAGATGTCGGCGACTAGCATTGGCAGCTGAAGCGACACGCACTTAGTCGGGTCGGTCTGGCCGGCCACGAACACCCAGCCGTTGACAAGGCAATGCGACAGCGTCTTCAGGAGGTGAGGCTTCGCGCAGCGCCCGTGGTATTCACACACCGGCGCGCGGTTGCCTGACGATTCCTTGAAGATGCGCATGCCGCGGTGTGGGCAGCGGTTGTCCCACGCATGCAGGTAGCCCTCGTAGTTCATCACGGCGATCTCGCGGCCGTCGCCGAACACGGGGAGCGCCACGAAGTCGCCCGGGTTTTGCAGTTCGCTTACGTGGGCGACAAGGTGCCAGCGGTCAAGCATGATCGCGCTCCTGTCTCACGAGGTCGTGCACTTCCCGATAGAGGCGCTCGGCGAGTTCGCCTGAATCCATGCCGCGGTGGCTGTCGAGCATGTCGGCCAAGCCTTTGCGAATGGCTGGCGGCACGAACAAAGGAACGGGAGTGATGGTGACGCCGTTGATCTTCAGCACCGTGTCGCGGCCCTGATATAGGTCTTTTTCGCGGCCATCGGTAACAACCGTTATGCCGTACACGGCCTTGCGCTTTGCTTCCATCAACATGGCCTCGTGGTCGTCGCGCGGCACTTCCAAGCCAGTCAGCCTCACGCCCGGGAACTTGCGCGCAATTTCTTCGCAAGCCATCGTCACATCGATCAGGTTTCTCACTTCACTCTCCTTGCTGGATTGCCGAAAACGGTGGCGCCGGCTGGCACGTCTTGCACGACGACGGCACCGGCGCCGATGATGGCGTCATTGCCGATCGTCACGTCGGGCAGCACCCGCGCGCCGCTGCCGAAGAACACGCGGTCGCCGATCGTCACGCGCCCGCAGATGTCGACGTGCGAACTCAGCGTGCAGAAGTCGCCGATCCTCACGTCGTGTCCCACCGTGGTGTGCGTGTTCAGCACGCAGGCGCATCCCAGACTGGCGTCGATGCTGATCAGCGAATACGGCAGCATGATCAGGCCACGCAAGGCGCTGGCATGGTTCACCTGAATGGCGGTGCGGTGCCGGAAATTTCCGATGCCTATACGCTGAGACGCGCGTCGCCACACCTGCGCACGCATGTTCGGGTCGGCGATGGCGATGTGGGCAACGTCTTCGGCCTCAAAGTTAAAGGCGTCGAGCGGCGTGGCGGTGTGGCCGCTGAACTTGACGCGGCCGATCTTGTCGTCAATGAAGATGCAAGGCGGCGACGTGCTCGGCCCTTCGCATCCCCACTCATAGACCTCGCGGCCGAGTGATCCCGCGCCGATGATGATTCTTCTGCTCATGTCGTTCCTTGTCGCCGGGATTATCAGCGGTCGTCAATGGTTGTCAAGCGGGAAAAGTTCAGCGTTGCCGAGCCTAGAACGTCGCGTCATGGCTGCGGTTTCAACGTGGTGTTTCGCGTCATAGCGCAGGTGGTGACGCTGACACCATGCCCGCAGATTCTCGGCGTCGCAGTTTTCCGGCGTGTGGTCGAGGTGCGCCACGGTGAGCACGATTTCGATGACCTTGAAGCCGTCGGCGAGATCCGCGGCTTCGACATCAAGTGTGTCGTGTTCACCCTTCATGCAAATCTGCACGAAGGCCGCGCCCTGCCAGTAACCGATCGCGTGGTTCTTCACGCCGCAGCCTTCCCACTCACAGCGATGCGCTGCGCGCTCAAGGATGCCGGCGCGGATCTGCGGCCAGTTGCGTGGATACCGAGCCTTGTTCTCGGGTCGGATGGGCACAACTCACCCTTCCCGACTCATCTGCTCGCAGCTGGCGCACTTCGGCGAGCAGAACACCATTTCGTTTTCCGTGACGACGGCTTTTCCGTTCACGCGGTCGCGGCCGAAGATGCGCTGCTGGAAAGGTTCGACGATCGGCTTGTTGCAGTACGGGCATGGCTTCGGCGCCACGTTCTTTGTGTCATCCACGTTGGTTCTCCTTTGGTGGTTGAAGGCTTGACCCGAGCGAGCCCGGGAAGTCGCGCTCAAGCTCGCGCAGCTGGCGCTCGGTTTCGATCATGGCCACGAGCTCGCGGCAAAGCCACCGCGCTGCATCGTTGCCACCCGTCACCGAGATGATCACGGTGTCGCCTTCGACGCGCACACCGCGCATTGGCCAGGGTCGCGCGCTCACGATTTCGGCCCCTCGATGGCTGGCAGCATGTTCTCGGCGACGTGCTCAAGAATCGTGCGACCGCTGGGCAGCAATATCTGTCCAAGGAAGGCGCCATCGAAGCTCAGCACGCCGGTTTCAATGGCGGTGATTTGCCCTTTGATCCAATCGCGCAGGATGCTGTAGACGGCCGTCGATGCCACACCCATGGCGCGCTTCTCGTAGTCCGCACGCGTGCATCGGCGGTTGTTCCCGAACGGGTGAGCCTTGAGCCACGCAGCCGCATAGCCCTTGATCGACGCCTTGCAGCTCACCGGCCGGCCGCGATATTCAAACTGCACGAGGATCGAACCCTCGGCTTCGTCGCTCATGCTGCCGAACTTCGTGCAGCCGAAGGCGCGCAGTAGTTTCTGGATGTCGCTGAGCGCGCGGTCGCCACTCGTCGCGCCCTCATATGGAAGTTTCTTGGCCGCCATGGTGGTGCTCTGTTTTGTCGTCGTTGACTATCCAGGCCACGGTGTCACCGTCGAGGCCCAGGGCTTCGCCGAGCTGCTCGCAGGCCTGCTCATGCGTGGCGCCTTTCTGGCGCGCTTCCTGATACATGCCGACAACGCGCCGGCGTGGGATGACGTTGTGTGCCATCGTCAGGCCTTGCACATGCGCTTCAATTCGCGCACCCTGATCCAAAGCTTCGCCTCGGCCTTTTCAGCGCGCTTAAGTGCCTGCGCAGTGCCGCCATGCACGCTGTCGGAGAAGAAGGCTGTCAGGCGCTGGCCGGGCGCCAAGTGCGCTCGAGCTTGCCACCCGTGTGTGTGGCCACGTGGGTTGTCGATGCGTTGCACGCTCATGGCTGCACGCCTTCATTCGTGCGCTGCGGAAACGACCATGCACGCGCGATGTCGAGGTCGGTACCGTTCTTCAGCAGCATGGGCGCGTCGTCTGGCTCGACGGGAACGCGCTCGACGGGCGCGATGTCGAGGTCGGCGCCGGCACCGCAACCCGATGTGTCGGCGGCGATTGCCTTGTGCCAGTTGCAGAGCGCGGCCGCCGCACTGATGGTGTGGTGGAGCGCCCCTTCCTTATCACCAGTGATGGCGGCGCGCAGGCACTTTCCGGCCAGGTAGCCGACGAGCCAGAACCAGTTCTCTGCGCTCTTGTCGCGGTCGTGGGCTTCGCCCCACTTCTCGACTTGATGCGCAGCCTCGGCGCGCACGCTTTCGAGGAAGTCGGCGGTCTGTGCGTTGTTGATCAGGGCGGTTAGGCGGTCGCCTTCAAGCGCTCGCGCGATCAATGCCTTGTGCTCGTCGTCTGTCATGCAAATCACGGTGTCTTTCCTTTCGGGTAGGTGCGGCCCACGTTGGAGCGCGCGATGGCGGAACGAATGGTGGAGGTGTGCGTGGCCCATGCTGGCGCGTCGAGGCCGGCCAGCGCGTAGGCCTGCGCAATGAGCGGCCGCACTTCGATGCGCTTTGCCCGGCTACCGGGAATGGCGCGCAGCTGAGAGAAGTGCTGGTGGGCGAGGTGAATGTCGCAAGGGAACGGCCATGCCGGCGGCGTGCACCTGGCCACGAGCCGAAGACTGCGCGGTGCCGCCCGGAAGTGCAGGAAGTGGAAGAACCAGCCGTCCAGCTGGCCACCCTTGATCCTGCCGAATGCCGGCACACGCAGCGCCTTGACGATATCGGTGCGCATTACTGCAGCGCGGTGCCGCCGGTGTTGCGCGCGATGAATTGCGCCGTGGCGTCGCCTTCATCGCCGGGCTGCTCTTCGTCGTCACCACCCGTGAGCTTTTGACCGGCTGGCAGTTCCTGCTGGGTGTCTTCAGGGCCGGCGATCGTGACTTCGATCTCCTGCTGAATGAGCGAGCACAACTTGCCCATCTCCTTGTCGGGCACCTTGGAGGCCTGCAGGCGCCAGCTGACGCGCACGGTGCCGCCTTCCTTCATGTCGAACTTGAAGGCGTCGATCTTGCATCCGCCCAGCACGAGATCGCTGCGGCCGCCGATGCCGTGGTCGATGACCAGCGTGTAGCCGGTGCCCTCGAAATCCCAGCCCACGGGTTGCTTCATTTTCGGGAAGCGCAGGTTGGGCAGCGAGCTCACGACGGGCACGCCGTCAAGCTCGGCCTGGGGCGTGGCCTCGCCGCCCTCGGCCTTCTTGTAGTTGGCGTGCAGCAGTTCGGCGTGGAACTGCGACAGCACGTCGTTGGCGAAGTCGGCCGACATCTTCAGGTCGATCGCCGGCACGTGCTCCTTTCCGTGCAGCTCGGATCGCGGGTTCGCATCGTCGAGCTTGACCTTGGTGAGTGCGAGCAGTTGAAACATGGGTGCCTTTCGTTGTTGGCGTGGTGGTGGAAGTGACTATTGCGGGACGTGGTTGTCGCCGATCGACATGGGGATGCCTTCGTTCTCGTCAACGAAGTCGAAGCCGTCGACGACGAGCAGAGGGTCGACCTCTTGGAGCAAGCCGCCGATGACCTGGGCCCGGCCCTTCTCGTCGAGCTCATCCCAGCGGTTCACCTTTTGGGCGACACGCGCGATGACGCCGCCCAGGCTCATGGCCTGTATGTTGTAGCCGCGCATGAGGAACTTGCGGGCACGCATCATCGAGCCGCCGGCCTCTTCGTCGCGCACTGGGAACGTGTAGACGAGGCGCTTCGCGGCGAGGTCGGAATAGAAAGCGTCGGCGCACACCGACTTCCAGACCTTGTGCACATTGTCGAACCAGATCACGGCCTGGCAGACGGTGAAGTCGAACGACTCCATGCACTTCTGGGCGTCGTCGAACACCCAGCGGGTGATCCACTGCACGGGCATGCGGCCCTTCGCCAGCAGCGTGATCGCGTTGTCGGTCGTGTGGAGCTTGGCGCGGCGTTCCTTTGCGAAGGCCTCGGCGGCGTCGAGCAGCGCGCCTTTCGACGGCCCGAAGATGTCGGCGTCGCTGACCTTCCCGCCGGCGATCGTCTCGCGGATGAAACCGCCGCCGCAGAAGAACGGCTGGGCCATGAGCATTTCGCGCACGTCTTTGGGGATGCGCGTCACGACGAAGCGCAGGTCGGTGGGGGTGAGTTCGGCCATGTTGGCTCCTGAGTTGATTGATGCCGGTTACTGCCGTCCGGCGCCGCATCCTGTGCGGCAGGTGTCCGCTATATCCGGCAACGCGCTCAGCGAACTCGGCGCGCTACCCCTCGGGTCAACTGCAAGATGGCGCAGTTACTACGGCCCTTGGCTCGGGGTTTCAGGAAGAAAGTGGGGCCGCCGAAGCGGGCATGCAGGCAAGACAAAGCGTCGTCAGGGAGGGAGGGAGGAGGGAAACGCTTTGCCATTGGAGACAAGGAAGACAGGCCTGCATGGCTCACCCGAAAACTGGTGCTACTTGTCCACGTCGTCGAAGACAGAGCGGGTGCCGTCGGCGTTCATCAGCGTGCCGTCGGGCGCCCAATACTGGCCGCCGGGCAGCGGATCGATCTTGGCAAGCATGTTGGCGACGCGGCGCGCAAGCTCGACGGTAGGCGGCTTCTTCGACTTCGCCAGCGTGCCGTCGGCGTTGATCGCCTTCAGCAGATCCACGATGTCGGGGATGGCCTGCACCTGCGCTTCGAGAAGGGCGGCGCGTGCCTCGGCTTCTTCGCGCGCGCGCCGCTGCTGGGCGGCGAGTTCATCGCGTTCGCGCTGCGCCACGGCCTCGCGCTCATCCTGCTCGCGCTTTTCCTTCGCGCGGCGTTCGCTTTCTGCGGCCTCGCGCTGGCGGGTTTCTTCGGCCAGGCGGTCGGCCTCGCGCTGGCGCTGCTCACGGGCGGCACGCTCGGCGCTGATCGCGGCCGCGTGCATGGCTTCGATCTTCTTCTTGGCGTCTGCCACGAGGTCGGCAGCCTCCTGACCTTCGGCGGCGAGCTTGCCGAGGTTGAACAGCGCGGCCTCGAGTTCGCCAGCCGTCTGGCCGATGGCTGCCATGACGATGCCCGTCACCTTCTCGCGGAAGGCGCTGGCGGCGCGCGCGAGCTCCTGGCGCTGGCGCTCTTCAGCGTCGGCCGCCTCCTTGCGCTGGCGATCGGCTTCGGCCTGGGCTTCGCGCTGCGCCTGCGCTTCGCGCTCGAGCTTGTCGTTCGCCTCCTGCTGCGCCGCCAGTTGGCGCTGGGATTCAGCGAGGGCGGCGGCGTTGCGCTCGGCGACCTCACCGGCCTTCAGCAGTTCGTTGAGCGTTGTCAGCGTGTCGGCGCGCGCCTCGACAGCTGCCGGCGTGAGTTCCTCGAAGGTGGACGTGTCGATCTTCTCGACGAGCTCGATCTTCTCGCGGATGTACGCCACGTCTTTGCCGATGGCGCGCGAGGCGAAGCCACGGATGGTTTCGATGCGCTGGCGCAGGGTGTTGACGCGTTCCTGCTCTCGCTGCGCCCGGGCGATCTTCTCGTCGTCGATGCGTTGCAGTTCTTTGTCGATGTCGGCGGCGATCGGGTCTTCGAGGTCTTTGATGCGCTTCGTGATGCGCTTCGCCTCGTCGTTGCGGCGATCGATTCGCGCCTGGTCGTCGCCGTTCAGTTGCAGGCGCTTCTTGTCGAGCGTGGTGCGCAGCGTGCGCAGCTCTGAGCGCATGCCCTTCGCAAACAGCATGCCTTCTTTCGTCGTCACTTCGACGAGCACTCCCTTCATTCGGAATTCGAGCTTGGCCAGGGCGGCGGCCGTCTCGCTGTATTCGACGACATCGGTGATGCCGGTGCCTTCCGGCTGCACCCCGTCTTCAAGCGTCGTCTGGTTCGTATCGTCTGCCACGTGCATTCTCCTTGGTGGTGGTGGTGAGGTGAGGGGCTGATCGCGCCGTTATGGATACCGTCTCCACAGAACCCGGTGACCCGGGCAGCCCCTCGGAACTACTTGCTGAAACGCTGGCGGTAGATGGTCGCCAGCTGCTCGACCTGCTCAGGCTGCAGGAACTCCTTGGCCTCGTCGAGTTCGATGTCGGCCACGTCTTGCGCCGCCGTCTCGACGAGCTTCTTGTAGGCGTCGAAGCCTTTGCCCTGCGGCACGCCTGCTGTCTTGGCGGTGCCCGGCACATCGGTGATTTCGCCGGTTCCCTTGTCGGCGCGATCCTTCGCCGTCTTGGCGGCGGCCGTCTTGCCGGCGCCCTTCAGGTCGTTGAGCGTCTTGCCGGTGGCGCCGCCATCGCCGCCCGTGGTGGGCGCGGCTTCGATGTCGAACCAGTCGCTGGGCACGCTCATGTCGTCGCGCAGGCTGGCGTAGACGCGCTTCAGGCCGACGACCTGAGCCGGCTGGATGCTGTCGAGCCGCCGCTGAATGCGCTTCTCGATGTGCGCCTTCGTCACGCCGAACTCGGCGAAGGCGTCGACCATCTTCACCATGGCTTCGGGGCTGGTGTCGGCCTTCGCGCTCAGCGTCACGGCGGCCTGTTCCATGGCCATTTCCGTCACGTCGCCGGGAATCTGCGCGAGGATGCACGCGCGCTTGCGGCGCTGGGCCTGATTCGCGCAGAGTTCGTAGATGTCGCGCTCGTCTTTGAGCTTGTAGCCGCCGCTCTTCGTGTCGCGCCAGTGCCTGACGACGAACTGGATGGACTCGCGGCCGTTGCTCTCGTAGTCGACGCTGTAGGCCTCGACCTCGGAGACGCCGACGCCATCGGGGCCGATGCTGCGCGACAACTCGCGCCAGCCGTTGCTCATGTTGCCCCACTGCTGCGCGATGGCTTCAGCGGCGCGGATGCTCGGCCCCGTGATGTCGCTGCCGCCGCGTGCGAATTGGTACGCGGCTTTCTCGGCCAGCGTGGGCCGCGTGAAGGCGTTGCGGATCTTGTCGGCGCAGACGATCAGGTCGCGCGGGAAGCGTTTCGCCGACGCCACCATGGCCATCACCTCGGTGTTCTCTCGTGCGGCCACCTGTCGGTGTGCCGCGGTGTCGGCGACCTGTCGGCTGCCCTCGAAGGGGTTGGCAATTTCTTGGCCCATGGATTCTCCTGGCTGGGTTTGTGGGAAGAGGTTGCGAATGTCCGCGCGGCGGCAACAATTGTCAAGCGTTACGGCGGCGACGCAGGTTCAACACCTCGATGTCGTCGCTGTAGCCCGGCCACGTGTCGGTGTCTTCGCAGACGCGAAAGCGCGTCAGCAAGTCGCGGTAGTCGTTGCGCGCCAGATCCAAGTCGGCTGGCTTCAGGATGGTGGTGGATGCCTTGAACGGCCACTCGGTTTCCATGGCGATGAACACGAAGCCCAGCACCTCGAGGCCGGTTGCTTCCTCGTAGCCGTCGGTATAGAACGCGCCCTGACGATCGTAGTCTTTGCGGTCGACCTGGCGCGCGAAACCCGCCGGGCTGGCGTCGCTGAAGGTCTTGCCATCGAAGAGGATCACGCCGTCGCCGATCGGCGTCTCGACGGGGTGCACCCAGTCGGGTCGGCAGCGGCAGCGCACACCCGTTATGGGGTCGACCCAGAAGGCCGACACCTCGGCGTATCCGGTGGCCAGCCCCTCGTGCACGGTGCGCAGGTTGCGGGCTTCAGCAGCCTGTGCGAAGGCGGTGTCGCGCTGGTCTTGGCTGATCGGCTCGAGGCCGGCTTCGGCGCACTCTGCCGCGTAGGCCTTCCACACGTTCGTGAGCTTGGAAACCGGCGGGCCGACGGAATAGCGCGCGTCGAACTCGTAGGGCTCGAAGAGCGCGCAGTGCGCGAGCGTGCCTTCGAGCTGGCCACCCTTCGTCTTGCGCGGCGGTCGCGCTGGGTTGCGGTGGCGGTTCCAGTAGTGGCTGGGCGACTTGGCGAAGTCGTTCAGGCCGGAATTGCTCACCGCCTGGCCAATGGAGTGATAGATGTGGTTGGGCAGGTCGCGCACGATGCCGCGCATGGGCACCACGATTGAGACATCGGCGGCGCTCATGGTGCCGAACCCTCGGTGTTCTTCACGGCGTCAAGGCGCCGCTGCTCGTGAACCCACGCACCATTGAGCGAGCGCATCGCGGCTTCGACCTTGCGTGCAGTTGTGCCGCACCCCACTTTGTCGAGGCGGTTGCGCGCCTGCAGGAGTGCCTCCTGTGCTGCCCACAGTTCTTCGAGCTTGGTCGGCGCGCTCATGGCTTGATCTGCCACACGGGCGCCGTGATGAAGCCGCTGGCCGCGCGCGGCAAGTCGTCGCGCAGCTGGAAAAGACCGCTCGCCATGGCTTCGGCCGCGAGTTCCTCCTGATCGTGATCCTTCACGTAAAAGCAGTCAGCCGGCAGAGCGCGAGAATCCCGCGAACACTGCGGCATGTACATGTTGTGGCTGAGCTTCGCCAGCGGCTCGCCGCTCTCAAGATCGAGCACGATTGCCGTCGGGCCATCTTCTGCCCCGTAGGTCGCGCGGTACACCAGCACGGTGCCCCATTGCTTGCTTTGGAAGGTGCCAATCTTTTTCACGGTGTTCCCTTGAAGACGTTGCCGAAGAGTGCGTCGAGCCGGCGAGCGAGCCAGCCTTTGCGCGGTGCAACCGGCGGTGCCGGTGGTTTCGGTGGCGGCGGTGGTTTCATCGCGCCACTGAACTTGTAGCCGCGCTGTTCGCGCGGTGCCATGGCAGTGAAGGCTTCGCCTTCGTTGCGTGGGTCTTTCATGATGCCTGCTGCCGGTTAGGCCTCAAGTAAAGCATGAAGGCGGCGCCGATCATGCGCAACACAGGAAGCGATCGACTGCGCATGCGCGCGCGGCGGATGATGATGCGGCGCCAGCGGTTGCGCAGCATGACGTGGCAGGCCCATGCATCGCTGCACGAGCCGTCGACGCTGCGGTCGAAGAGTTCCTCTTCGTCGCAGCTGAGCAGCCACGACTGCCACAGGTATTGAAAGAGGTTCATGGGTAGAGCACGTCCGGTAATTCGGCGATCAAAACGCGCGCCGTCACGAGCAAGGGTTCGTCGCTGCCATCATCCATAGCCTCGAGCAGGGCCTTCAGCGCAGCGGCGAGACGAGGCGCGTAGTTGAGCGAGTCGGCGGCGATCTGCGCGTCAAGCGCGGTGCCGAACTCGGCGATTGCCTCGTATTCGTGCCGCAATTCATCGCCGATGCGAATGGTGTCGGTGATGCGCTGCGTGTCTTCGATCGCGGCTTGGTGGCAGCAACTGTGCTCCGTGTTGCTGGTGACGATAAAACGTGGCTTGTTCATGCGCCCACCTTTTCGCCGACGTGGGCAACGACGAGCAGGTGGCGGCTGGCCGTCAGCGCGCGGTCGAGCGGCTGACGGTCGAATTGCTGCAGCGGTGTCGCGGCGGTGCGCAGCTGCATGGCGAGGACGATGTTCAAGGCGTCGGCCATGGTGAAGACCGGCAGGGCCGCGATGGCGGCGCATACGGTTTCGGTGCTCACAACTTGCCGCCTTCCGGGAAGTGGAGTTCAGCGTGGAGCGGCGCGAGTTCGGCGACGTGGCTGTCAGGCCAGCCGAGTTCGCGGTACTGATCGGCCAGCTTCGCAACGGCGTCGGAACCTCGCACGGTGGCAACGGTGAGACGCGAGAAGCCCGACACGGTGTCGCGCAGTGCGCGCATGGCACGGGTGCGGCCGCGAAGGCGCGCGGCTTCGATCTTGAGTTGCGCCTTCTGCTCAGGCGTCGGCGCGTAGTAGTGGCGGTCGATGTTCACGTGTGTTCTCCTGTTTAGATGCTGGCTTGGTTGTGGGCGCGCATGGCGGCGGCTGGTCTGCTCAGTGCTTCGGCTTGAAGGTGTGGTCGTACACCTTGACGGCTTCGGCGAGGTCGGCGATGAACCGCTTCGCCTTCAACTTCGCCAGCGCGTCTTCTGGCTTCTTCGCTACGAGGTCGCGTTGTGCCTGCGTCACCGTCTTGGTGGCGCCGTAGGTGCCGTCGAGCTTCTCGAAGACGATGCGGGTCTTCAGGTCTTTCTTCACCGCGCGCTCGACCAGCCACGCGTTGAAGAGGTCGCCGATCAGCATGTCGGCGTTCTGCTCAAGCGTGGTGCCGAAGCACTCGACGGGCGGCAGCGTCTTGGCGTAGGCGTTGATGCGCTTCTCCACATCCCAGTCGCTGTAGCGGTCGGGGCCGCCGTGCCCGTCGTTGCTGACCTCGCAGGCCTTCTTGCCGTCGATGTAGACGACAGCCGCGAAGGCGTTGGTCTCTTCGCTCAGTCGAGCGCAAAACGTGACGTTGCGGAGTTCGATCTTCATGGTGGCGGTTGCAGTGTTCATGGTCGTGCTTCCTTGTCGTGGGTTTGTTGTGGTGGGTGAGTGATCAGAGGTAGAGGGCGGCGGCGGCGTTGAAGCCGATCCAGTTGCCCGCCTTGTCGAAGCCGCGACCGGCCAGCAGTTGCGCGGCGACCTTCTTGGCATCGACCCGGCCTTCGAGGATGGCGAGCAGCGCGTGGTGCCCGAGCAGTTGGCAGGTGCCTTCGACTTCCTCGGCGACATCGGCCGCGCTCTTCGCGGGGATGTACGGCGTGGCCTTTTTGGCGGTGCGGGTGGTGGTGGTGTTCATCTCGTCTTCCTTGTCTGTCGTTGTTCGATGCCTTCACTCTATCCGTTCGACAACACTTGTCAAGCAAAAGAATGCCGACTTTTTCACGATCCCCCATTCAGGTGGTGGCATGTGTTGCCATTGCTTGACAAACGAGGCAGTGAAGGGCAGCATCCGCAGCCATGAAACCTCAAACCCTCAAAAACTGGTGCAAAGCGCGGCGTGGCCGAGCTGCTGCGCTTTCCATCCAACTCGGTTGCTCGCGCGAGTTCGTGCGGCAGATTTCAGTCGGCGAGCGGTCGATCTCGACCCACATGCTGAAACTGCTGCCGGCTGCCATTAAGTGCTGCGAAGCAATCGAGGCGCGAACGCTCAAGGCGTCGATGACGCGCATTGAAGGCAACATGCCGACCGCGGTGCGTCGATGATGCTTAGCCAGGAGCCGCGCGTTCTCGCGCTCTTCGCCAGCGGTTTCCGCGGCACGTGCAGCACCGCCGCCGTGCAACTTCGGATGGCAAAGCCGACGATCTACAAGCATGTGCGCGCGCTGGAATCGCGCGGCATCGTCACCGTCGTCGATACCTGCGGAGACGCCGACATCTGGGCGCTTACGCGCGGCGGTGACGCCGACGTCGTACGTTCCGATGAAAACGTCGGCATGGTGGCACGCGCGCTCGCGTCTCGGCCTGCTCTGCACCTCTGGGCAATCGGTGAACTTCGATGACTACGACGATCTTGACCGGTGATTGCCGGGCTGTGCTCGCTACCATGGCCAGCGAGTCGATCGACTGCTGTGTGACTAGCCCACCGTACTACGGTTTGCGTTCGTATCTACCGGAAGGTCACCCGGACAAGGCGCTTGAGATCGGCAGCGAAGCCACGGTAGAGGAATGGGTGCAGGTGATGGTCGAGGTGTTCCGCGAAGTGCGGCGCGTCTTGAAACCGCAAGGCACCATCTTTCTGAACCTCGGCGACTCATACGCGGGTACGCGTGGCGCTGTGGCATCGTGGCCATCGGCTTCCTCGATCGAAGCGCGCGACATGGTTGCAAGTCGGCGTCGTGACAATGAGCCTATACCTCGCAGCGACACCAAGCAGCGCAACTACAAGCCGAAAGACATGCTCGGGCAACCCTGGCTCGTGGCGAAAGCGCTGCAACAGCCGTACTACACCGGCAAGATTCGTAGCGAGGCCGACCGCGTATGGCTCGCCGCGATCATCGACGGCGAGGGGTGCTTCTTCATTCACAAGCGCAAGGCTGGCGGTTTGACGGGCTCGAAGTTCACGCGATCCGATGGTGAGGAAGTCAACTATGCGCGCACCGCTGATACGTTCGGCGTCGGTCTGGAAATCTGCAACACAAACAAAGCCATCATCGACCGCGTGCAGGCTATCGTAGGGGCCGGCAGCGTTAACACTCAAGGCCCTGAGCAGAACAACCGACGCAAGCAGATGATTTACCGTTGGCGCGTGTCGCCGAATGAGGCGAAGCGTGTGGCCCAGGAGTGCTACCCGCATCTTGTCGGCAAACAACACCAAGCGCGTTTGCTCTTCAATTGCCCATCAGCGGGTCAGGCTGGCGCAGCTGCTCATCAGGCCATGATGGATTTGCACAACGGCGTCGCCACTGCTGTCGATTACCCGCCGCCGCCTTCACTCTATGAGCCGGGCTTCTACCTGCGCCAAGAAATCATATGGGCGAAAAAAAACCCAATGCCGGAAAGCGCACGCGACAGGTTCACGAAGGCGCACGAGCACATCTTCTTGCTGTCGAAGTCGGAGCGCTACTACTTCAATTTCAAAGCCGTGCAGGAACCCGTGAGCGGCACCGCGAATGCTCGACGTGCCCTTCCCGACCCGAGCGGATGGGCACGCGGCAACGTGCATACGCCGGCAGCACACCAGACGGCGAAGCAACATCGCAAGACGAACAACGGCGTAGGCTTCGGTCACGGCTTTGATGCGCAGCCAAAGCCGCGCACGGTGGGCGTGAACCCGAAGGCAGCGATGGCCGGCCGCAACGACAGCGCATACACCGATGGCAAGAGCGAGTCGCTGGGTCGTGGGCCAGGCTGGCGGGTCAAGCAAAACGGCAGCATGAGCGAAGCCATCAGCGGCGCCCTGGTCGAGACACGCAACCCACGCACGGTGCAAGACATCGACGAAGACGAGTGGCTGCAGTTTCTCGCCTGGAAGGCTGAGCAGCAGGTGGCACCCGATGTGTGGAACATCCCGACGCACCCATTCAAGGGCGCGCACTTCGCCACCTTCCCGCCGGCGCTTGCCCGCAAATGCCTGCAGGCCGGGTGCCCGCCCGGCGGCCGCGTGCTCGACCCCTTCGGCGGCAGCGGCACCGTGGGCCTCGAAGCCGATCGGCTGCAGATGGACGCCGTGCTCATCGACCTCGACGCCCGCAACGAACCGATGGCGCGCGATCGCATCGAGGGCGACGGTTCACTTTTCGCCGAGGTGCAGTCATGACGCCGAAACGACCCGAGGGTGGCTGGCCATGGGAAGGCCGGCCGGGATTCTTCACCGAGCTCATGCGCGAGCACGACTGGCCACCGGGTTTCAAACCGACCCAGCTGGGCTTTCGTGAGCTCGACGACTTCACGCGCAGCCGCACGGCGGCCGCAGCACGCGACGTGCAGCTGTCGAACGGCCACACGGGCAGCATCGCCAACATGAGCCGGAAGGCAAACGAGCGCCTCGAGGCGACGCGCGACGCGGCCATCCGGCGAGCGAAGAAGCCATGAGCATCAAACACGTCGTCAGCGTCAGCGGTGGCAAAGACAGCGCGGCGACGCTGCTGATTGCCCTGCATCGTTTCGGCCACGCCCGTGTGGTTCCCATCTTCTGCGACACCGGGAACGAACACGAGCAAACCTACGAGTACCTGGGATACCTCGAAAGCGCCCTCGGCGTCGTGATCACGCGACTGCGCGCCGACTTCAGCGAGCAACTCATCGGCAAGCGCATGTTCATTGCACGCGATGTACGGAAAGCACGCGAATACAAGCGCGTGCCGAAGACCGATCGCAACGGCCAGCCCGTGTGGAAGCGCGACAAGCTCGGCGAGATCGTCAAGGAACCCGTGTATGAACTCGACGCCGACGGCAAGCCCACCGAGGTCGTCAAGGAATGGCGTCAGGTGCAACGCATGGGCTGGGATGCTGGCCGCAAGGTGAAGTGGTCGAACAAGGCGAAGCGGCGCGCGCTGTCGGTGATGCAACCGAGCGGAAACCCGTTCCTCGACTTGTGCATGTGGAAGGGCCGGTTCCCGTCACGCAAGGCGCAGTTCTGCACCGAAGAGCTCAAGACGAACATGGCCGTCGAGTTCCAACTGGCCCTGATCGAGCAAGGCCACAAGGTCGTCAGCTGGCAGGGCGTGCGCCGCGATGAATCGTTCAACCGGCGCAACGTGCTGAAGTTTGAGGCTATCGGTGGCGGCATGTTTTGCTTTCGCCCGATAGCCGATTGGTCGGCCGCTGATGTCTTCGCCTTCTGTGCACTGCACGGCCTCAAGCCGAACCCGCTCTACCTGCAAGACATGACGCGCGTCGGCTGCATGCCGTGCATCAACGTGAACAAGCCCGAGCTCAAACAGATCGCGCTGCGCTTCGGCGAACACCTCGTGCGCATCAGCGACTGGGAATGGAAGGTCAGCATGGCGAGCAAGCGCGGCTTCTCGACGTTCATGGCCGATGCTCACGCAGCGAAAGACCGGCGCGTCATCTTCGCCGAGCTCAACATCTGGGAACGCGTGCGCTGGGCCAATACCTCGCGCGGCGGCCGTCAGTTCAGCCTCATCCCGGAAGAAGAGTCGAAGGCGTGCTCGAGCGCCTACGGCTTGTGCGAGTGACGACATGCGCTTCTTCACCGGCCTGCATCAGCCCAGCGATGCCAAGCACTTCGGTGCCGCCTTCGTGAGCGTCAACCGCCTGCGCACACGCAAGGGGCCGTTCGCTGTCGGCGACTGGATCATGGACAGCGGCGCCTTTACCGAAATCAGCACCCACGGCTACTACCGCACAGGCGTCGGTGAATACGCCGCGCAGATCCGGCGGTGGGCGTCGAATGGCAACCTCCTGGCGGCCGTCTCGCAGGATTTCATGTGCGAGCCGTTCATCGTCGAGAAGACCGGCCTGAGCGTGACAGAGCACCAGATACGAACGGTGAGCCGCTACGTCGAACTGCTGGCCGAGCAGACGGGCGTCTACATCATGCCGGTGCTGCAGGGCTACGCGCCCGCCGACTATGTGGAGCACCTGAAGATGTACGGCAGCATCCTCGCGCCTGGCGCGTGGGTGGGCGTCGGCTCGGTGTGCAAGCGCAACGGCGACCCCGGCGCCATCGCCGCCGTGCTGCTCGCCATCAAGCAGGCGCGGCCCGACCTGCGGCTGCATGGCTTCGGCCTCAAGACCACCGCCCTCGCTGACCCGCTCGTGACAAGTCTGCTCGAGACTGCCGACAGCATGGCGTGGAGCTTCCACGCGCGCATCAACGGCCGCAACGGCAACGACTGGCGCGAGGCCGAGCGGTGGGCGGCGAATATCGAGCGTCGCCCGCGTCAGCACGTTTTCAACTTTCTTCCCGAGGTCAAGCCGTGATGCTGTTCCTGAAACCGAAGGGGCCCGGCAACTGGCGCACCACCGTGATGTCGATCGAGGGCGCGCACCTGCAGCCGCTCTATGTTCGCGTCGGCCATTGCTTCGATCTTGGCGGCGTCGTCTTCCGCATCTGTCGGGTCGAGCCATGACGCTGGTGCCGTACCGCCGCAGCTCTGCGAAGGACGGCCCGCGCTACTAGGGAATCGGCAACTCGTGGGCGACCACCGTGGCGCTCTGGGTCGGCCAGCGCATCGCCGGCAAAATGCACAAAGGTGAGTATGGCCTGGACTGAAGCCACCATCGTGCACACGCTGGCGAGAAACACCTTCAAGGCCGGCCTGGTGCTGGT